ATATCATATCAATAATATTCTCATGAAATAATAAACTTATAGATGTTCTATCAGTCTCATTTATTAAAATATTATGTTCGCTCATTTCAATCTTATTATTAATTAAATTCTTTGTTAAATCTTTACTAAATTCATTATTTATTCTTGACTGTAATACGTGTTGCATTAAGTATGTTGTTAATATGTTTTTATTAGTTTTATATATTGCATGTATCTGGTTAATCTTTCGTAGATCACCACATATATAGTTTATTATTTCTTCTCTCAATTCTGTGTTATTATATAAATCTATCATCAAATTTTTCATTAATATCCCAACCTCTTTATTTGTAGGTTGTAATAAATTATAGCTATTTGATATTCTCTTTAATTCTGTTGTTTTCTTATCGAAATGATAATTACCTATACATATTACAGGGTTTAAACTGTAATCTTCGTGTTTTTGTTTCTTTGTCTTCTTACACCGCATTAACTTAATTAATGATGTAAGACCACCTTTATCGCCGTTATTCATGCTGTCTATTTCATCCATTAATATAGCTATCTTTTGATGTTTATTGCGAAACATTGATAATACATTTTTATCACTCATATTAAATTTAGTAATTCCTTCAACAATATTCTTATTACGTACATCATTAGAATCAAACATAATAACATCATAACCTAACTCTTTAAGTATTCTAACTACAAATTCGGTTTTACCAACTCCAGGATTACCATAAAAGAAAAAACCTCTTTTTATAGTTAAATCATCCTTGTTATTCTCAAAATGTATTAGCTTCTCTTTAAAAGATGTTTCTATTTTTTTACGGTTTAATATATTATTAATATCAAGATTTTCCATATTTATCCAATTAATATAACTATTTATATAACTTTAAATACTTATATAGTATCATAATTTACATGCTTATAATAGAGGTATTATTTGTTACTCCATCCCACACAAGTCCACAACCTTTAGACCATTCTAATTTTTTCTTTAATCCTCCTTGTCCTTGCCAGTCTGCACCACTAAAGTCTTTTATTCCACCTCCACAACTTCCTAAACCCATTTTATTTTGACATCTCTCTAAACCGACAACCGTCCAGTAATCAGGGCACTCAGCCACATCAGGTGGATATTGAGTATCAGCAGATGATTTATACATCATATACCCAATAAATCCAAGCATAATTATTAAAGTTACAACAGCAATATTTATTATTGTTTTTTGGAAACTCATTACTTATATTAATATTGGATATATTTTTTTCTAATTGTTTATATATTATTATGGATAAAGTTATACAAAATGGAAGAATCAATATTAATGGTCCTCCTAAAAACCAGTTCGAACTATTTGAGAATCCCGGACAAAATTACAATGAATCTGGAGGTTACCAAGAAGCAGTTAATGGAAATTGGGAGGATAACGCACTTTCTAAAACCTTCTTCTGTAGGGGAAATATTGATATTATACAGAACGGGATACGTGCTGGAGTTTATGCTTTGTCTAATGGTAGATTCAATGTAGGACCACAAGACGAGACTAATATTAAAATTATTATGAGAAGTATATTTTTACAAAATGCTTCTAATTTACCAAATAATATTACTCAACAAATTTTTGAGTTAAATAAATTGGTTCTAAATTACTGTATTCCAAATGTGTTTAATGAAGCAGAAGCATATATTAAATATAAAAATGATGTATCTACACTAGTTGTCCCAATGAAACGACCGGCTTACGTCAATAATAAGGGCGATAAGGTTCTTGAACTTAAGCAGTTCTTGTAATATATTTATATGGAATAAGTAAACGTCTTATAAAAAAATTTATAATAAAATTATATAACCACATATTTCTATTCATATGATTTATACCACCTTTAATTTAGTTGGTTTAATCTTCTTCTTTAATTTTTTCTTTTCAGGCTCAACACCTTCAGAACGCATACTTCGCTGAGTCCTATATTGTTGATATTGTTTAATAAGTATATCTAACTCATCATTCCACATAGTCTCAACTGTTAATTCCATAAGAATACTTAATTCTTTTTCTTTTTCTCCCTTTTCCTTTAATAGTTTATCAACATTTTCTTCTAATACACTATCAATCGGCATAGACCTCAGATATCTATATTCTGTGTCACCATCAATTACATCATATTTATTATCAACTAATAACTGAATGACTTGGTCCCTTTTCTTCCGTCTTAGGTCAATTTCATCATCCAGTTGTTGCAGTATAAATTTTGCCTTATTGCTAAGGACCATTAGTTCTTTATTTAATCGCGCCACATTAAATTCTTTACGCTTATTGTAAAATTCCATTCTTACGGGAATATATTTATTAATAATATCATTTACATTCTCATATTTATGAAGTTGTTGTTTATCATCAAACATATTCATATTTGATGTTTTAATTGACGAAGTAAGATTCATATAATCTTCCAAACCATTAATATGTTCCGTCTTATTCTTACCTTGTAATTTCTTAAGTTCCCCAGGGATAAATTTAACACTAATATCAATAATTGTATCAGTGCTCATATCAGAGTATTCTTTTACAATGACCTTAACCTTTTTTTTACCGTCACCGGAATCCATTAACTTCTCCAGGAAAGCCTTATAATTATCGGTCCATGTCCCAACCGGTAACTCGGTAATTCTAATACTGTCGTTATCAATGATATCATATGTTCCCTTGAATAAATACTTATCTGACTCTATCTTAGTAATACTTCCCTTAAATCCTTCGTAATATGGAACAAAATCACGCTCTTCATATTTAGAATTCTGTAGGAAATACTGGAGATACTTAATGATATCAACCGGATTATACGCAGGAATATCTGTACTGTATCCAGTCCCAATTCCCTTTGAACCATTAACCAGGATCATAGGGATAATAGGGACATAAAATTCAGGTTCAACGAGTGTTCCGTCATCATTAATGTAATTTAAAACATTAAAATCACTCTCTGGATAAATATACTTGGTGATTGTGTTTAGCTGTGTGAAAATATACCTCTCCGATGCAGAATCTTCACCGCCTTGAAGTCTCGTACCAAATTGACCATTTGGCATTAATAGATTAATGTTATTAGAACCAACATACTCCTGTGCCATCCCTACGATGGCCTTCATTAAACTTGCTTCACCGTGATGGTATCCAGAGTGTTCTGATACATATCCACCGAATTGTGCAACTTTAATCTCAGAAGTTAATTTACGTTTAAAAGCCGAAAACATAATTTTACGAAGACTAGTTTTCAACCCATCTACTAAATTGGGAATACTCCTTTCACAATCATACTTAGAGAAGTGAATTAGTTCTTTCTTAATGAAGTCATCATATGTAATATTTTCAAGTGTTGTATCAACAGTATTATTTTTATCATAATTTGCTAGAAGCTCTTTCCTGTCGTCTGTCCTTGATTTTCTAAATAGCATATCAACCGCTTCATCGCAAACATCTCCACTATATGCGAATTCAACAATTTTTTTATTATCAAAATACTCCCTGAATTCTTTAGCAGTGCTTGTGCCTAATCCCTTGTAATATTTAACAGTCCAACCTTTGCCATTATTATTTTCAGTTTTCCAATCTTCATATTCTTTGTCATTGTAAAATGAAATGTCTTTAGAACCCTTTTTTGCTTTTAGAATTGGGGTGTTCATAAATCCCATAAAATTACATGCCTTAATTAAGTCGTGCCATTGTGATTGGAATACATTAATACACAGACCTTTAATATGAGTTCCGTCAAGATCCTGGTCGGTCATAAATAACACCTTTCCATAACGAAGATTTTTCTTTACGTCTTCTTCATTCAAATATTTTTTACCTGATTCAAGACCAATGATTTTTTTTAATTCACTAATCTCATTATTTGTGTTAATTTTCTGAATTGTTGAGTCACGAATATTCATAAGCTTACCCTTAAGAGGATATACACCGATAATATTCCTGTCTTTCTTAGAAAGACCAGATACAATACCTGCTTTTGCTGAATCTCCCTCACATAAGATTAACGTACATTCTCCTGACTTTGCAGTGCCAGCATAGTTTGCGTCAATAAGTTTAGGAATTCCCCTGACACTCCTGGTTTTTTTACCGTCAGATTTTTTAGAATCTTTTACATGTTTCACATCATTGATTGAGATAGCCTGTTCCATAATGCCAAGTTTTGCGACTTTTTCAATAAACTTATCACTAACTTTACATGCAGAACCAAATTTTGATACAGATGTATTCATATAATCTTTTGTTTGACTGTCAAACGCAGGATTTTCAACAACACAATTAACGAACACCATAAGCTGTTCTTTGATAGTTCCGGGTTTTACACGGACTTTTTTCTTCTTCTCAATATAGTCAACCAAACCCTTAATAATCTGATTCATCACATATTCAACGTGTTTGCCACCTTTACTTGTATAAATTCCGTTTACGAATGATACTTGTGTATGTTCTTCAAGTGGTGTTTTACAAACCGCATATTCCCACCGTTCGTTAGATTCTTCATAAATGCGTTTTGTGTCACTCTTAGAACCAATATACATATTAACATATTGTTCGAATGTTTTGATAGGGATAGGTTTCCCATTATACTGAACTTTTACTGTCTTATCAGTAACAGCAGCAATATCATAAGTGCGCTTTGTCAATAAGTCATACATGTCATCAGTTAAGCATGAAACTCCAAATTTTTCATAATCTGGTAACCATGAAACCTTTGTATATGGCTTTGTTTTACATTTCGTAATATTTGCTTCTTCAATTACTGATAAATTGTCTTTATATTCTTGTGTATATTTTAATCCTCTATTATGGTCAATGGTTTCAATCTTACCCCATTTGGAATAAATAAGAACTAATTTAAAACCAAAGCCATTTTTACCACCTACTATTTTCTTCTCGTCCTTTTTATAATTTGTAGATGTTCTTAGATGAGCAAAAATCATTTCTGGAATCCAGATATCATATTCTGGATGCTTAACGATGTCAATTCCATTTCCATCATTAACCATAGTAATAATTCCAGTTTCCTTATCAACATTAATGTCGATACACTTAACAGGGATATTTGTTTTATCTTTAGGATCGTCAATAGTTTTAATTTTCTCATGCATCCGAATAAAATGATCTCGCGCATTTACAATTCCTTCATCAAAACATTTATACATTCCTGGAATCCATTTATATTTTTTGAAAACCATTTTTTCTTGAGAAGGATCATAAATCCAATTTTGGGCTTCATCTTCTTCTATAGAACCGATATATGTATCCGGAGCATCTAGGATATGCTCCCGATCGGTTTTTTTCTGATATGTGGTAGAAAGGGATTGAATAGAAGCCATGATTATAGTAGTATAGAATTATTATTTTAATTAGTTAAAATTATATATTTCAATTTTATATATAATTATATAGGTTTTTACAGATTTTCTTTGATTTTTTTTTTTAGATTCTCGATAATTATAGACTGTTCGAATAATTTTTCTCTCTGTATTTCTAACGTTTCTTCTTTTTGTTTATTTTGTCTTTGTAAATTATCAATTATTTCTACTAATTTTTTTTTATCAAATTCTATCTTATTACCATTATTATCAGTACCCCAAACCGTATTATTATCTCCAGATTTTTCCTTTCTTAATAAATCCCTTTTATTTAAAGCACTTATTAAATCTGGTTTATTACATGGCAACCCATATTCATAATTAGATAATGCTTTATCTAAATCTTCTGTATAAAATTTTTGGGATTCAGAGTCCTCAATAAATTTGTTTACGAGATGTTCGCTTTTTTTTACAAATTTAGAAGGACCATTTATAAGGCGTTCTTTATCTATAGTATTATGCGAATGATTAAATACAAGCATTGTCTTGTACGGGTCAAGTTGTATAAGAGGAATACTATAATTCTGTAGAAAATGTTTTTCTTCAGCAAAACATGCGTCTCCTTCATAACTTGTTATATTTAATAATTCTCTCTTAAATGCAAATGTTCCTGCTGTTGCGTGATTAATACCATACGGACCAAACTTATGTATTGGATGATTTTTAAACCATACAAATATTTCAGAACATCCTGCAATAAGTTTTTTAGAATTTAAGAGTTCAGTAACAGCATGTATAACCCTATTTGGCGAATAGTAATCGTCATCGTCAATATATATAAGTATTTCACCTGATGCTTCTTTATGGAGCATATTGCGTTTTTTACCCAGTGAAATTTTTTCATCAATCGAAATATATTTTACTTTGATTTTATCAACATTATCAAATAGATCCCCTACTTTATCTGTTCCGTCATCAATAATCACCCATTCTAACTTATCAAGAGGGTAATTTTGTAGGAGAATATTCTTAATACACTGGTTAATAAATGGTCTTCTATTAAATGTTGGGGTACATAAAGTTACAAGTGGTAGGTTACAATGTTCTAAATTTTTTCGCAATTCTTGTTTTTGTTTTCGCTTAAGAGCCTTTTTATGTTTATTTACCATATATATATATATATATATTATATGCACTATTCTTTAAATTTTAAAATTAGAGAATAATAGTTTTTAAAATAATAGTCCTAAATAAGGAAATATTGCGGCTAATACTATACCGAATAGATAAGGATACCAAATATTTCCAAACGCAGGTGTAACGATTGCCAATGTAAAAATAAAATAAATTACACCCTTCAATTTTGGGACGTATTTACTTATCATTTTCTCTTTGTACATAATAGACAACGAATATATTAAAAAGAATACCATATAGAATGATTGGTATATCCCTAAGAAAAACGCACCAAAATATATAGCAATTAGCGCAAAAAATTTTATAAAAAATTCGGTTTCAACATTCCACCATGACATTATAAGGGAGAAAAATCCAACAACTGGTAATATTAATGATAATATAAATATGAATAATGGTGAAAATAAGAATATTATATAATCTATAAATTTTAATTGGTCTGTCTGATTGTAATAACCAAGTGTATTATATAGACTACTTAATACACTCCTTACACCTGACATTGAACCTCCTATATTTCTTGTTATCATCTCATATAGGTCTGGAAATTTGGTGTTGGTAACATATGGGATACTTTGGGGAAATGGTGTCCCTGGAATAGGGTTATAAGGGGGTTTTCTTACATCAGTTGGTAAATATTTTTCTACACCTAAATGTTTTACTCCAAATAAAAATGCAATTCCACACATAATAAATATTATACCCTTGATGAGATTAAATATCACACCTTTTCCGTATGCCACCCAATCACTGTTATTTGTCTCTGTAAATGTTTTATCAGTATTAACATTTTCCTTTTTTTCATTTGACTTCTGTTTAAGTGTCGACATAATAGATATAATATACACATACAAAAAATTATCTTGCATATTGAAGTCCACATAATCCACTCTCAAATAATAATACATTAAATCTCTCTTCGAATACTCTTAAGTCAAAATTATATTCATTTAGGTTCCATAGGTTCTTACGTGTCCCTATAACCGCTCCTGTTGACGGATCACAAATATTTGTAAAATCCGCGTTTGGATTAAAAGGCGGATTTATTGTTATTAATTCCATTTGAACTTTATCAAATTTATCCATATTCATAGCTCCACTTGGTTGATATTGTTTATTGTCTGTAATTAGAGAGAAACTATATATATATAATCCATCTTTTGCACCACCTTTAGTGTTTAGATATTTTTCAACATAATTAAATATTCCTCCATCCATTGTATTCTCCCTATATTTGCCATCCAGTAATAATCCCATATTGACTAATATATTTTTTGTATTTGCGTTTTCAAGTTGTGTGTCTGTATAACTTGTTATAAAAATATATGGATATGGAGAACTAATATTATCAATGTCATAAGGTATTGTATTGTACGCCCAATTTGTATAATTTGACCATTCATTACGCATAAACGCGTCACTTCTTCTAAATCTAAACATGTAATTACTAACCATTCCATGTGAATCAATATCTATAACACTTGAATTAGTTGTGTTTGGATATTCATAAGAGAATACGTCTTTAATTAAATACGTCTGTCTATTTCTCGCAAACATTGTTCTCTCTTGCGTATCTAAAAATATATAAGTGCATAATAAATGTATATCAGCGTTCCATTTTGTGTTTGTAGATGCAACATTCCAAGATGCGTCCAATGGTGGATTTAAGTATTTATGAAATTGTTCTGTAACGTTGTTTTGGTTTGGTGCTACATACGGATAGTTATCAATTACATTTGTAACTTCTCTTACCGTATATAATTCTTTAATTGAGCGAAATGTTACTGTTATTTGTAACTCGGCATATTGAAGGCTTACCATAGGGAACGCTAAACCAGGGCTTGACGAATAAAATGTATCGAGTGGTATATATAATTTTCTCCCATAAACAGAAGGTCTTATAGATCCACCAGAAGTATCATAATTATACACGCTCGGATAAGTATTTACGCGATTATAGGCATTAGCAGGGTCGTTAAGTTCTTTAATATTACCAGTCATTCTATCCCATAGTTCTTTTTTTTCTGTGCTCGTATCTCGTTGGTGAACGCAACTGAAATATTCACCATCATAAAGTGCGATTACATGTCCACCAGTGCTAATCTCAACTTCCTTTATCATATTAGTGCCAAGTTCTTCAATCCATTTAAATCCAGTTTGTACCCATTCACCATTACCATCATTTCCATCCGGGTTAAAATAAAGAGGACTCCAAATATCGGGTATATTCATAACGGCATACGTGTCTTTTAACAGTTCCGCATATCTGGGTATTTTAAATGTCATTTTTGTTTCGTCATTTACTCTTAATTCCCTTGAACCTTCATAATCAATCCTGAATTTTTGCATGCCAAAATTTGTTATCTTTTTATATGTAGCCTTAAAAAAAGTCTTTTGCGGATTTCCATATAATAAGATGCTTTCTTGTCCTTGTGATACTAAATTTAATATTCCTCCAGCCATAATAATATATATATATACACATGATTAATTTAAATATAAATTGAGAGAAAATATAAAATATAAAAAATAATAGTATTATATATGAATTCTATAAAGGAAAAATCAATATCAACAGTTTCACAAATACAAAATAATATTATGAACTTAATAAAGTCAAAGGAGAATTTAGCAAAATACTTTTTAGTTATTATATTAATAATCGCTGTAACATTGGTATCGTATTATATTTATATCCAAATATCCAAGAAGGAGACTAACAATAAAAATATGATTGAGGACCTTGATTATGTTGATAGTTCAATAAGTAATTTAAATAAAAATGATGCACAAAACCAACATAATTTAAGGGATTATTATATTATGAGTAGCTATAACAGTTGTTGCAACGGTGATTTTGAGAATGGATATGTTACCACTAAGGCGTTAAAATCTGTTATCAAAAGAGGTTCGAGACTGCTAGACTTTGAGGTTTATTCTTTTAATAATAAAACGGTTATTTCTGCTGCTTCAAATGATAATTATTATCAAAAGGGGACCTATAATTATTTGCCATTTGGCGAAGTGATTGGTATTGTAGAAAATTATGCCTTTTCGGCTTCAACATCACCAAATTTTAATGATCCATTAATACTCCATTTTAGAATTAAGTCGAGCAAACAACACGTATTTGATGATATGGCAAAGGTTCTTTCGACATCATTAAAACAATATAAATTACCTAGCAAATATAATTATGAATCTGGAGGCGAGAATATAACTTCAGAACCATTAAAGAATTTCATAGGGAAAGCTATTATTATAGTTGATTCAACAAATAAAATGTATAAGGATACAAAACTTGACGAGCTTATTAATATGACATCTGGCTCTCTATTTATGCAAAGTTTAAGAGATTATAATGTAAAATTTACACCAAGTTCTGATGAATTGATTAATTCAAACAAAAAAAATATGGCTATTACAATGCCTGATTTAAATATAAGTTCTGAAAATATGGACCCCGCTATACATTTCAAAATGGGATGTCAATGTGTGTGTATGAATTTTCAAAGTGTTGACTCGTATCTAATATATTATTTGGAAGAATTTAATAGTAAAGGTAGTGCGTTCATGCTGAAACCGGAGAATCTAAGATTTGTTCCTTTAATAGCTAAGAATCCCACGCCACAGGATAAAAAATTATCATATGCCCCCAAAGAACTAAAAAAACCATATTTTAGACATGTATTATAATATATTTTATCTGGTTATACTATATAAAGGTCATTATATTATGGTTACAAAGAAGAAACTTGTTAAAAATGTAAATAAAACGCGAAAATATCCACGTGTATGTAGTGATGATATGACATTTGGAGAGTGCGAGCTTGCTTTACTTCGTGAATCTGTTGATAAAGCAGAACATGATAAAGGGGAAAAAATAGTTTCAGACCCGGATATTAAAAAACTTATAACTATTGTTGAGGAATTTTTGCAAAAGAAAAAACTTGTATGTTATGGTGGAACCGCAATAAATAATTTATTGCCCCAAGAAGATAGATTTTATAATTTAAATGTTGAATTGCCAGATTATGATATGTATTCACCAAATGCAATGAGGGACGCAATAGAATTAGCGGATTTATATCATAAGAATGGATATAGAGAAATTGAGGCAAAATCTGGTGTTCATTCGGGTACATATAAAGTATTCGTGAATTTTATACCTATTGCAGATATAACACAGATGACAAAAGAGATATTTACAACACTCAAGAAAAACGCAATAAGTATAGATAAAATACTTTATGCCCCTGTTAATTTCTTAAGAATGTCAATGTATAACGAATTGTCTAGACCAAGAGGAGATACATCCAGATGGGAAAAGGTTATGAAACGACTTACATTAATGAATAAAAATTACCCATTAAAAGGTGATAACTGTGATAAAATTAATATCCAACGTGCCTTTGATATAGATACAAAACTTGACTGTGATGATATACACAAAATATTTAAAATATCCAGGAAAACTTTTATAGATGAAGGTGTAATATTTTTTGGAGCTGTTGCTAACCGTCTGTATTTAAAGTATTATAATGAAAATATTAAAAAATTAAAAAAATTACCTGATTTTGATATTATAGCATATGAACCACATGAGTGCGCTAATAAATTAAAGGAAAATCTTATTAAAGGTGGTTTTGACAACATTATGACTAAGAAACATAATAAAATTGGTGATATTATACCTGAACATATAGAGGTTTCTGTTGATGGTGATATTATTGCATTTATTTATAAATCTATAAATTGTCACAGTTACAACACAGTTACAAACTATTCTAAAAAGATGAAAATCGCATCGATTGATACAATGTTAAATTTTTATTTAGCATTCTTACATATAAACAGACCATATTACGATACTGACAGGCTTATTTGCATGAGCGAATTTTTATATAAAGTTCAACAAAAAAATAGATTGAAACAAAAAGGAATATTAAAAAGGTTTTCTATTGACTGTTATGGGACACCAATAACTATAACACAGATCCGTTCAGATAAGAACGAACTATATAAGAAGCTAAAAAAACAAAGATTAACAAAAGAATTTATTGGTGCATTCTTAAGATATGTTCCAGGAACACGACAAGGAAATGTTATTAAGGATGTATTAAATATAAATATTTCTAAAAATAAAGGAATCATTAATACAAAAAAGAAATATCGAAAGAATAAAATAAAAACAAGAAGAATGATAAGGAAATAATATAATTAGAGAGAATAATTAGATTATGTAAAATGTTTATAAAAAATATCACCAATATAACATCCTAATATATCAAAGAATTTATGAAAGAATGGTATATGACTCAAATATGGAAATGTTTTTACATACATCTCTCTACATAATATAAATATATGGATTAAATACGTTATAAATAATTCTATTAATCTATAATATGTTATATCAAATGTAGACCAGTCATCAACATAACTACAGAACTCGTTAGATGTATTAAATCTAAATAAATCATAACAGTTTAAGATTCCGTGTAATATTCGTAATGTAGGATTATCTTCGTGTCTTGTAATTATGGTTCCTTTTATAAGTCTAATGTGGTTAATAGAAATGTATAATGTTTTTGAATTTTTCTTTAACTCCGTTTTATGAAATAGATAAGGAAACATGCCATCTATGAATTGATTATTTTCTTTATCTTTGAACGTAATCTCTCTTGATTTTAAAAATGGTATATGTGTTGATTTCATAATTGTTTCGTATAGTTCTTGTTTATTAGAATAATGATATTTTGTCATATGTTGTTTTGTTTGTAAATCAAAATAACTTATATATAGTTTAAAGCATTTTACCTTTTCAAATTCCGCATCTGTCATATTAGCAATAAATTCCTTTGTAATGGTCTCAAAATCTTTAAGATTTATATTATTAATCCAACAATCACGAAGCACTTTATAATATTTGTTATATAATTCTAAGCTATCTAAAAAATATAATAATCCTACAATGCAACCTATACTTACACCCGAAATCTTATCTATTTCTATAATTTTCTCTCCAACCATTTTCCGCAAGAACATCATAATACCAACTTCATAACCACCGTTAAACCCTCCACCTTCCAATACCACATTTATGATTTTTGGTATTTTGGTATTATTTTTTGCGTTATTTTTTTTGACGTCTTTAATAAGACGATTTATATATTTTTTTATTAATTTTTTCATATTAGTAATCCTAAATATTTAATATATAAAAATATTACATATTAGATATCCTAAAATCTAAAACCCATTACTTGCCATATCAATAAACTTTTGTGAAATGTAATAAGATAAACCAAACAAGAGAGATTTAAATAATATACCGCTTAATGCTAAATTACCATCCTTTAAAAATAACATTGGTAAATGAGAAATCATTGCATTCCTAATAACAGGTAATTGAAATATAAAGAATAATATACTTATTAATAATGGTGTTTGTAATTCATCAACAACCTCATCGTGAGAAGCTTTTGCTTTACTTGCGTGGTATTGTTGTTTCATAATTTCTTCGTAGTTTGAATTATTATTAATATAGTCATTGTTTGACTCTTGTGGTATATAGTTTGGGTTAAATGATTCCTCATCCATTGTTATTTGTGTATTATTTGAAGGTATATCTCTGGCTGGTAAAGCGGTTAAATTAGATTGACTCGCCTGTTGTATGCCACTAACAATCTTATTTAAATCATCTGCGCTTAATTGCATAGTCATATTCGGTTCTATATTCGGTTGCTGGTTATTATTTTCTTTAATATCAAATGAGACATTTTGAACGGGCTTGGAAACCTTACTATTATTATCAATAATTGGGAGTGAATTAATATCCGTTGCTGTAGACATATTTAATATTTACAAATATTCATATATATTAGATATTACGAAAAATAAAGAGTTTTCTTATTTTTGTCACAAGAAACCGCATTTTCTGTATATGTATAGCATTTATCATTAAACTTATATTGTTTCTCCTTAATTTCCTGGAATTTGGGTCCAATAAACTTGTAGCAACCTCTACCATTGCACATTTTTCTAAATAATGTAGCAAATCCTAACCCCAATATTATAGACATAAATACTTTACCTGTTTCACTATGTAGTATCTTCTCAAAATGCATTGCGTAATACAATATATCTATATTATAATTTTTGGATATTTTTATCTTTATTGAACTGAGTAAACCTTTTCTTTACCGTTACACTTTACAGGTTTCGCTTTGAAATCGAAGCAATTATCTGTACTATCCTTAAATTGTATTTCATTTATATTATCCGGATTTGGAAATACATAAATCTCTTTCATGCCTGAATTTGTAGTTGTATATACAAAGAATAACCCGATAGAGAGACTTAATAAAAATATAGGGATGTTAATATATTTCATTATATACAATATATTTATATTTTAATAATTATTTTTCAAAATTTAATATCTCTGCTTCATCTGTTACCATTTCGTAATCCTGTTTTAAATTTGCTATATGTCTAACATACATTTTAGGTAATTCGTCTTGTTTCTCTGTGATATTTTCGATGCCTTGAAAAGAAAATTTATTTTCTCTTAGCCGTCTTATTACTTCTAATAAATTATCACTATATATCTCAATTGAATTATATAATCCATCTTTATTTGAATTTACTAAATATTCTTTCATATTTTCCTTTATTTCTTTTACATATTGATAAAATTCAGCATTTAAGTCTATTATTTGTTCTTCACGAAATTTTATATTTGTAATATAATGTATAAACTCTTCTAGTTGCTTTTTAAAATCTATATTTGTTAAATACTCTTCTTTTTCTTCCTTATATAATTCAATTAATTCACCTTCATTTATTAGCCCAAAAAGTAAATGTAGTTTTAGTTTTTTAATATTAATTTCATTATTTGACAATTGTTCCTCTATTAATTTTAAGAAACTTCTCGAGTCAATTGTTTTAGATTTAATTATCTCTATATTTAATTTACACGGTTTCTGTGTGTCGCCACATACAGCACCATATTTACCTTCTTTATCATAAAACACACTATTAACACTCCTTTTACATCCTATACACGGCATTTTTATACCTTGTATAGTTTTGCGTTTTTCATTTTTAGAAATATTTTCATTATTTATTATCCCACCTTTTTTTCTACTATATGTTTCTTCATATTTTGTCTTAAGTTGAAAATATTCTTCTAATAAAACCTCATATTCTGTCATAATATCAATCTTACTATAATATAATACTTTTTTTTTGTTTTAATGTTTAGACACTAAATAAACTTTTTCATAGTGATTTCATATTCGCTCTCAAAATCAGGTAAATCTGTTATTTTAGAGCCGGTTTTAATACGTTTTTCAGTTTGTATTTTATGTATTAAATCAAGCATATAATCTTCTTCCTTTTGTTTATTTAATTTCTTTAATTCATTATTATTATGACTATTATATTTAACATATAAAAACAACAAGATCGCTAAAATGAATACAATAAATATAAATGTATTAAATAAATAATTATAAAGCCTTGACTTATTCTCTCCACATTTCTTTAATGTTTCTCCTAAAAAATATTTAACTCCTGGTTCTACTAATGATGGACCCATTTATTGTATATCTTATTATCTTAATGTATAAAAACAAATATTTTTTTACACATTTATAGTATATTAAGTAATGATAAATTCCATGATTCAAATGTCTGTATTTATACTTATGACTTTACTTTTTTTATTTATGATTTACTTAAATGGTGAAAGCACTGTAATAAATGTTATTTATTACGCCTCGTTAATTGGTTCTCAAATGCTTTTTGTATATCTATCATCAAAGAGTTTATGCGGAACTCCTCAGATAGGTCCAATATTCCTATGGGGTCTATTGCCGTGGGTGTTTATATTTATGTCTTTAAATGTGATGCTTAAGATTTTCCCGGGTTGGAAATCTCCATTTTCGAATACTTTCGGTTATTTAGTTGTGAGCCTAATGGGTGTAAAGGATACTCTTAATTCTCTTCTTAAAACTAAATTTACATCTAACGATAACGGGCTAAATAAAATAGCAGAAAAAATATACGAAGACCATTCTATATTGATTAATGAGATGACGCCCGAAAACTTCTATATTAGTATTGATAGAATGAAACCAATGTTTGATACAGCTGGTTCAACGTATAATGCATCACTTAAAAAACTGGAACATTTAGTCCGTTTAAAAGATGAGGTTTCGCGTGGGATATGGTATATACTAACTGGAATATTAACTATTTCAATATCCAATATGGGAATAGTTTCTTCAAAATGTGTTAAGACAGCCGGCCAAATTAAGGAAGAAGTTAATAAATATCATCAAGAAATGGGAGATATTCATAAAGATAAAGGAGAAACACAAAGGAACTATATTATCAGGGATTAGAACATAAATTTAAATTTTTCTATATATTTATTATTTGAGAATAATAAATTCTTATCAATTACAAAGTAAATTAAAATTCCTTCTATAAGTATAAATAATAATGAAATTAATGTTGTAATTGCTACATCATATAATTCATTTTCTATATTAAATTCGTTCTTTACTCTTTCTCCTAAATATGGTATTAATTGGGTTGGTAATGTCCAAGTAATAATTGACATTATTACAAGTGTTAATAATATTGATATATCACTAATCTTATTCTTATTTTTTAAACCTATTCCGTGCATAAAAATGCCTGATAATGCAACTATACTAATAATATTAAATGAAATATATTCGTTTACACTATCAGGTGTTATATCATATATATTTTTGAAATAAGAAGGAAAATTTATAGAGAGAATATTTGCGACAATATCAACATTTGCAAAATATGTTAGGAATAAAGTGTCATGTGAATGTAAATATAAATAATAAGGTATATATAATATTACCACAAAATACATTATTATAAACCCGATTAAATCTTTTATTCCAATAGATTTAACAAATTCCATATATATATATAATTAATACATTAATTTAGGTAACGCCAAATAGTACATAACTATCAAATAACTTAATAGTGACAAAAGGATTGCTAAAAGCCATATTGGTACAATGGTTCGTTTATTGCTATTCAATCCAAAATTACGAAGTGTTCCGTCATGATTATATAAAAACCCTGGTTTGAAATATGCTATTGCACTGTATGATAAAATAAATACTATAATTGACACAAATGTTATGTTATTTTTTATGTAATTTCTGCTAATAAACATATTTCTTTATATATAAACGATTACAAATTATATTTACATGTTATAATTTGTAATCCATAGTTTTTATTTATTTGAATACTTAAATGCTTAATTATTCTCAATAATATTCATCGCCGTCATAGTCTCCGTGATCATCATCATCTGCTAATAGTGTCATATCATTCGCTTCCGCTTCTGCTTCTAAATCTGTCATATGTTCATTTACAACATCCATCTCATAAATATCACGGTTCATATTTGTAACATCTGTTATATTTCCCAACTTACTCTCTATGATAGCCTCTTTTTCCATCTCAGCCCGCTCTACATCATAAAAACCCTTTACATATTGCGTTAAACCCTTTTGCAATCCAATATTCCATTGTCCTAATTTAGCCTTTCTTAATTCAGAATCAACCTTCCGTTCTTCATCTGTCAAGTCTTTTAATTGACGTGTTTTTATATCCTTTTCCCTTTCTTTAGACCTTAGAACTAATTCCATTATATCCTCTCTATTCATATTTATTCTTTTCTTTTGTCTATTAAATATTAATAAATAAGACCCCATTAAAGTCGCTAATAATTTCTGAACTTGGACTTGATTGCCTTCCATAATATTTGTTTCTTGTCGTGTTTGTTCTTCTCTTATAATCTCATCGGCATAATTTTCGTCAGCGTCAGTTATCTCATCTAATACAGCATACTCCTCATCTAATGCCAATTTTTCTAATTGTGTATATTTATCAAATATGCTGAAGAAATAAAATACATATAAATCCTTAACCAACTCGATATGGAAAACATCACTTTCTCCTGTAGTGTTGTCTTTTGTTATTGGTGTATTCTCAATTAATCTAATGATATCTTTATTCATTGTTTCAATCTCATATAGTAAGGGTATTAAATCCTTATTACCATAAAATGGTTTTAGTAATTCATAATTTTTACTTAATAATTCCTTTATATCCTTTGTATGTCTTTCCGATAATTTCCAATGTTTATGAATTTTTATATTTGAATAGTTTACTTTATTTAAGATAATATTCGGGAACTCCTTTGTAAGATGATATAAACAATTTTGTAAGAACGAGATATTACTAATAGATGTATTCTCTCTACTTGTTATCAATTCACTTCCTTCCATATCATTAAAACTCTCTATAGTATCAATAAATTCTTCTATTTTCTTCTTATCACTTCTATTCATTGAACTATGTTCTGAAATATATGATTTCAGATTTATCTTGAATGTTTTAATTGAAATTAGTAGATAATTCTTAAGTTTTTTAATGTCTTCTAACATAACATTTTTATATGTCCCTACAAATTTTAATGTTTTCTCAATGAGTGTTATTAATGATGGAGAAACGTGGGATGTCTCGCCATCTTCCTTCCGTTTAATATGTTGTAATATAAATGTTAATTTCTCAAGGGTTTTTGGAATTATAGACTCTAAGTCAGTTGCTAATACTCGTCTCTTATTTACCGCGTTTAATAACTCAATAAACATATCATTATCATATTCTTTTCCTTCGCCCTTCATTATTTCTATTTTATCACTTAAAGAATCTAATTTATTAAATCCACTTGTTTGATCCATGCAATATGTTAATAATGAGTCATCAACCGGTTCTTCTTTATTCATCTTACAGAACTGAATAAACCCCTGGTAAATTGTCTTTTCTCCGAAATTATTAGATACATTAGGATATTTTACCTTTGTGTCACTCTTATCGATTAAAACCGATGCTTTGGATATGTTTGTAACACTATCATATATTTCTCTTAATTGTTGAATTATTTCATTATCTGTTTCTATTTCCTTCTCTCTTGATGTAAAGAAAAATAGTGCTTTATTATTGTCCTTAATATGACAACACATATTTTCTAAGAATGGGACACCTGACGAAGTTTTTAATAAACCATCTTCTTCATTCACCACTTTTTCAATTAATGTTTGAATATGTAGAGAGAAGTATAATATTTTACTTTTAATAGTGGATAACATAGGAACCTGTCTAAAACTGCCCTTTTTAATTTCTTCATTTAAATCCTTATCAAAATTTGGTGATAAATTTGTTGGTTTGCGCATCGATACAGGTTTTAATGGAGGCAAAAATGTATTCCAATTTGTAACATCAATATCAGCTGGGATTAAATCACTCTCGTCACCTGTTAATAAATACTCTTGCTTTGATACAATAAGATTATTTATAACACTATCACTAGAGAGAATCTTATCATAAATTATTTGCATATTCTTCACCAGACTTGCCTCACCAATTCCTTTAATTGAATTCCACGGACTCTGACTGGATGTTATTTTTTTCATAATACATGTTATATATGTTAAACCTGAAAGTTCATCGTCTCCGCCGAGAGATGTAGGAAACCCGTCAAATGATTTAATACAACCTGGAAATGTTTTTCGTGTTCTCATATTGGGAATAGATGTTTGAATAAATATTAAAAAGTATAATCCAGAAAAGAATAGGAATAATTGATTCCGTTTCATCTCATACGACACCATTTTTTTACCCTTTAATGCTTGTGCTTCAACCTTTTTATCATATTTTTCCTTTGTTCCTACTTGTTTCATAGCATGAACTAACACACCTTTTAACATAATATTTTTATCTTTAACTTCAACACCTGAGTATAACCCTAGCGCGTTTAATATATTACTTACTATAACACCCTCTTTGGTATTCTGTAATTCTTCTGTTGTGGTTGTTTTTTCGTCAATTATTCTCTCATTAAGGTCCTCTAATATCTCATTTGACTGAATAGCAAAACCTGACTCATCATAACCTTCATCAGTACTTAAGTCTATCATTCGTATGGTATAACCACTATATTTATCAACCCATTTGTCCCCATCGTCACTAATTTCACCGCGCTCAGAACAAATTTTATCTAATGCTTGCGAAAAGTCAAGACCATAAATAAACGCGTCTGTTAATGTTCCGTAAAATGTAGGCAATAATTTGGTGTTTGTTTCATTACAGTAATACCAATATGGACTCTCTTCAGTTCCATCTTTATATGCTCTTGTGAATGAACGTATAAACTGACTAATATCACTCATCCTTTTAGAAAAATCACGTTGTGATAGGATTTTACTAATAAGTTCATAGTATGGAGAAATAACAATGTCTTCCTGTGTAACATCTAAACCGAATTTATAGAATCTATTATTACTTCTTAAGAATAGAACTTTTTTTAGAGAGATTAAATCTGTTAATATAGATGAAAACATAGAAATACGTGTTTGGATATTCTGCGAATAAATATTATCATCGTCCTTTATTGTCTTTGCTAACTGCTCTATGTTTTTTTTCATTATCTGCTCCTTGCTATCCTCTATCGTAGCACATTCGTCATTTATACTTATTTTTTTATCAGAAACATTACATTCTGTTGCTGCTTCAATTTCGTCTCCTTTTATGTTCCTTTCAAGTTTCCATTTATTATTTATGCGTTTATAATATGTTTTTGAACCTGAATTTTCGTTTAATAGCACAGCATAATTCCCGTTACTAATTTGTCTCCTTCCTTCGATTAACGCGTTCGCTTCAGTGTTTGCGTCTGTATCATTCATTCCAACGTTCTCTCTCAATTTTCCAACTAGAAATTCGCGGAACTCTATAATATCATATTCACCCTGTTCTTGTCTATATTCTTCAATAAACTCAAATCTAGTAGGGTCATACTTCTTATCATAAAATACATCCATTTTATTATCATCTCTATTTAATTCTTCAATATTAAAATATGTTTTAACAAGCTGAGGTGCCTGTTTAGATGTTGATCCCACATCGCTCGATTGATTTCTTATACGATTATCTAAGGATAATATAGAATTTGATAATATCTCATCAATATCAATATTTGTATATAAGTCTCTTGTTAGGCTCTGAATAACAGTATTGTAATATTCACCGTAATCTGATGTCATCATTTTTGTAAAAATGTTTCCATCATATTCACCTTCGTCCTTAATTTTATATGGATCAATAACGTCATATTTTTGAGAGTCAAGCAATAATAACAATATACTATTTGTGAATGATACCTTTAGTTTTAAATTCCTTAATATATTTGTGTCTTGTGTATTTACAACGAGTTGTTGTTTAACGCGTAATAGATTTTGTTCAATGTATTCCCGCAATACCTCATATTGTTTAAATGTTAAATCTTCTCTGTAAATTAGAAATGGTTCTAATTGTTTAATTAATCTCTCTATAGATACACCATTTTTTATATAATCCTTATATTCTTCAAATATTGTTTCAGTTGTAGGTATGAATGTTTCCAAAAACTTCTCGTATATGCGGGATTTTAATATATTATCATCCATAATAAAAAATTCGTCACTTAATACAAATGCCTTTATATCATCTATGAATTTACTACTCCCTGATTTATTAGGGTTATCAATATTTGTTATTGTATTCTTTACAATTGAAGTAGATTTTTTAAGAATATTCCAGTATGATAAATTAGCATGGTTTAGATTTGTTTTATCATATATAGAAGTGCCAGGTAGTTCTATTTTACTATAGTTAATATAAGCGTTTGGTAGAGTTAAAAATCCTTTAATTGGAACTGGTCTTGGTCTTGACAATGTCACTCTGTGTGCCTTCATATAAGAACCTCTCATCTCGTCAGCTTGCAGCATATCTTGCCCGAGGCCATATTTCGAAATAACAAACCTCTGTTTTTTTAATTTATTCTTATTAACTACTGAACTATAAAACTCTTGAAGATTCTGAACAACATTATCAATAACAACATTCAAACCAGCATTTGGTACAATTTCTCCTATAATAGTACCGTCATCAGGGCTCCCAAACTCATTAAATTCATTCAATAATTTGTTTATAAATAAACTATAACTATTTCCGACACCACTTTGGCCACCTTCTTTATAATCTGACATAATTCCCTCCAATTTTGACGCAAAAGAATTTGTTTGGTCTGGGATGATGTCATCTCCCAATGTTAATAATATTGTTTCATCTGCTCTGTCTTCACCACTAATAACGTCATATATCACTCTTTTATTCTTAACAATGGGCAATAACCAGAATAGATTTTTCTTAAGATTTAAAAGTGATTTAACTAATGGTTTATATGCATCGGTCTTTTTCATTACACCTGTAATAATATTGTTTTTGTCCCGAACCGAATATAATTCTCTTAATTGTGTAAATCTTTCTATCATCATATGTATCTTGTTTAATATCTTGTTTGTTCTCTCTATATTAGGAATTGTTGATAACATCTCGTCTAATAAATCATTTGTTTGGTCCTCAATTGAATAACGTTTTTCTGTGTCGCTCACTTGCACTTCTTGTGTAACATCTTCAACATCTCCAAAAAATATATCATCTGCTTCTGCTAATACTCCTTCTAACTGTTTTGCTAATTCTTCCTTCTGAACTACAAACGAAATTCCAGTTGCTTCCGCTTCGTCTGAACCATCTCCAATTTCGGCACTTTCCATTTCAGGGGAAATATCCTTTTCAGAAATTCCGGTCTCATCAGGACCTTCGTCTAATGAAACTACTATTTCGGGTTTATCACTTTCAACAGGTTTATTTCTTATATTTATTTCTTCAATTGGAATATCAAGAGGAATTCCTTGGTAAGCGAAATCAATATATATTACGTCTTTTTCCGGATATGTTGTTAATTCAATCTTATCATTTTCTATATCGGTTATTTGTGCTACTATAATTGTAGGAATATCCCCCCCAAATTTAATTTCAACCCACTTATCTGGTATAAGATCGTTTTGTCTAGCATAACCGTCTTCTTCTTCCCTACTTAGTATAGATATACTCTCAATACTCTCATCTGTTAATGTGTTGTTTTCTATGTTTAAGTATTCCAATCCTAATGTAATGACATCAATTAATCGAATAATAGAACTATCAATATAATCAATTATGAATGTTTTTTCATTTAATGCTGCGTTTCTTGGTGAAATAATACTTATAATGTCTCCTAATTGTAATTGTAATATTTCTCTCTTACTATCTTCCATAGTTCCTTATATTTATAATAGATTTATTTTTATTACATATTACACAACAAAATAATATAAATATAGTTATCCATGAAAATAATTTTATTGATGCATAATAAGTTATAATTATTTTAATTAAATAAAAAATTGAACTAATAAATATTCTAATATATATTAGAAACAATAAACCAATACTATCAATAATGCAAACTATTAATTTCATTCACAACCAAATTTCGAACTTCTTAACATCAACAACAATGGAGACTATTAAATTTACATTTGATTTGTCTGAGTATTTCAACTTTGATAATATTAAAAACGATGAATATATTCAGGAAAAACATATTACAAAATATACAAATAAAGAGACAAATTTCAGTATTTTGAAATATGTTAAATCTGCACTAAATGATAGTAATATTTCAACTCTTGGACTTTTCCGATCACTAGTTGTAAAAGACGAAGAAATTTTATCAGTATCACCATTTAAATCGATTGATTTTAATACATTGACAAATATGGAGGATATTACTGAAAAACAATTTACTGTAAGCGAGTTTATTGAGGGGACTATGGTTAATGTATTCTATACAGGGGACGATTGGGAACTTTCTACGCGGTCTCTAATTGGAGGAAGAGGTCGTTTCTTCAAGAATACCGCTCTAACATTCCGTAAAATGTTTATCGAATGTATGAATGAAACAAATCTTGAATTTGATGACCTAAATAAGGATTATTCTTACTCATTTGTTATCCAGCATCCAGATAATAAACTTGTGAAAAACGTATTTGAACCAACACTATACCTATGTAGTGTATTTAAGATTGATGGAACGAAAGTTAATGTAATTGATTTTATTAAGGATAAAATTATATTGGATAAGGTGAAATATCCAACTCTTTATGAATGTAATACATTTGAAGATGTTCGTGAAAAGTGTATTGATCTTGGTAAGTCAGATTACGAATTCCAAGGGTTAGTAATTGAATGTGGTAACTACAGGAGCAAATTAAGGAATCCTAAATACGAATATGTTCGCGTCCTTAGGGGTAATAATACAAAAATTCAGTATCACTATTTGGAACTTGTGAGAACAAATAGAGTAGATGAATTCCTACGTTATTTCCCAGATTTTGAAGAACAATTTACAAAATTCAGGATCCAACTATCTGAACTATATGAAAAACTCCATTCTGATTATGTAAAATGCTTTGCAATGAAAAAGCAACCATTGCAAGAGTTTGATTTTGAATATCGTCCCCATATGATTGAACTCCATAAATTATATAAGGATAGATTGTCACCAACTGGTAATATTGTCACGTCAAACGTGGTTGTTGAATATATCAATAACCTACCAATTGAGAGGTTGATGTTCGTATTAAACTTCAAACTACGTCCAGTTAAAAAGTAAATAAGATTGATAACAATATAAATCTGGCTACTTAAAAATTTTTTATTATCCTTTTATGTTTAATAAAAAATTGAAATACTTTTTTAGTTAGTATATAAACACTAACCAAACCTACTCAACAATGAAAACAACTTAAACTTAAATTTATACTATATCAATTATATCAAACACTAGAATACACTTTAATTATGGCTTCTTACCAAGATTTTGTTTTCACACACAAATTAACAGGACACCCAGAAACAACTGTGCTAAAATCGTTAATTGATGAAAAATATACGAGTTGTAGTCGTGTTACAGAACTAATAAGAGATAATGATTATAATTTTAATACACAGTATAAATGCACTATTATATTTAGTGCGTCCAACCGTGAATACTTTATAATCTCAAAGGAATATAAATATATTTATATTTGTCCTAAATTTATGATGTTGAAGTATTCCAACAATATGGATGACATCGCAACAATTAATGAAATGTTAGAAATGAAAGAATTTAACTCTGCTTATAATACAAATATCTATTCTATGGTATTAGATGCTACAATTGGAATTAGTAATAGTATTTATAGATTATTCTTGATTAATGAAGCGTCATCATATATTTCATCTAAAGGATATGAGATGAAGAACCCTCATATATACCATGTATTAAATGATATTATTATGTGTGAAGATAAGAATAAATTATTACAACCATATGTGTGTTTTAATACTAATGATTGTGGTTTTCAATGCAAGACGGTATTCTTTTCATTAAATAAGACATATCTGAATTCTATAAATTACAATTTAAATTATGAACCTCTTAAAGACAATGTTATTGATAGAACTTATACTACATCAATGAACCGAACTAACGAAGCTATGTTTTATAAAAGGAGTCTAGGTAAAGGAATTTGTGATATTGGAGCAATTAGAACTATAGAAATAGGCTCATATAATCAGATACCTATTATAATGAATGAAGTATTATCAACCCCTGGGTTCTCAGACAAATTCTATATCATTATTAAGAGTTTATCCCAGCATTTTGTTGGGATTAATAGGTGTTATATATATATTATTAATCGTGAAAGTATGAACGATAAATTAAAAAACTACAGAAGAAATATTATTAATCACCGATCCAAAGTTAGAGAAGAGAGAAGAAAAACATAAATATTACATCATAAAAAATTTTATTAATTACAAATTTTTTATATATTAAACTAATTATTGGACAAATGCGCTCTCTATCATATCAAATACATTCAGTGAATCAATACAACCCTGCTTAAAATATCCATAAACTAATTCTTTATTGTTTTCATCATTATTAAATGAAATACGAATAATACTATCTTTGTCATGAGGATGAAATTTATGGAATGAAACAAATCCAACACTCTTGTCACCCTCATAATATTTAGAATATAATGCGTATTCGATGGACTTCCCGACACTGTAATCTTCGCCTTGAAGTGTAATATCAAAAGCGTTCATTAGTGTTTCACTTTTCTCTACTTTGATACTTCTCCCGTCAATTTGTTCGATTAATAAATTAATTTTATCTTTCATAATTCTGCAACCCTTTTTAACGAGTTCGGTATTTGTAAATACTCCAATAGTTTCAACCTTAAATTTGAAACTATCATCCTCAAAATGTCTTTTTGCGTCGTGATTAAACCAGTTATCTTTCTCACTTAGAACTTCTACATCAGATAAACCGTTTTTCTGTAATTCCTTTTCTTTAAGTTTCCATGCATCATTTTGTTTTACAGCGTCTGGGAGCATCATATATGTGCAATTACTGGAAACATTGAAACAACTATCCTCTTCTGAGTTTGAGCGCGTCATTTTAGCTGTAAATCTTAATGATTCTCCAATAACATCATCACTTAAAGAAGGTCTTAAACGGGCTATCATAATGTATTCATTCGTAAATACATTTTTGGGGAAAATTCTCCTTACTTCTCCAAGTTCAAGATATTTATCAGTTTTAACATTTTTAATTTTGAAATGCTCCGTTGTAACATATGTAATATTTTCTGTATTATTCTCCTGACTACATTCAATAATATAATCATCTAGTTCAAGTTCATCATCTACAATATGAATAGGTATACAACTAATGCGTTGTTTGATAATTTCATTATTAAGGCGAGTTGTATTTTCTTGAATTTGGACCATTGATTTTTCATAAGGAGCAGTTCTAAAAACAACAGTTGGAATTTGTGAAATTATCGTACGCCTTAATGCATTTACAAAACTAACATTACTATTTTTAATAGTGAATTCTAATTCCTCTCCAGAAGTTTCAATATTTTGGATTGTAGGAAGCATAATGAATGATTGTTATATATTATTATATCTTATTATTTTAAATCAATTTTGTTTCTTTGTGATATATATAATATGTCTAAATCCAGAAAAATGGCAAATAAATCTTCAAATAAATATGGAGGTAAAAGTAAAACAAGGAAAAATAAGGTAATAAAGGAGAATGTAAAATTCATCGAAAAATTCATAAATAATATGTTCTCTCTACAAATATCACTTAAGATGTTACACTGGACTACTGGAAAATACGCTATTCATAAAGCAACAGATGACAGCATGGAAAAGATTATACCATTAATTGATAATTTTGTAGAGACATTTTTAGGAAAATATAACCATGGGAAACTTAAACAGAATTCTTTAAAATCTATTCATATTGAAAAAATAACCAATAAAAGGGAACTAAATAATTATATGGATAAAACAGTTTCTTATTTACATTCACTAAATTCATTTAATAGAGAGAATAACCAAGATGATTTAATGGGGGTTAGAGATTCAATCTTAAGTGAATTAAATATTTTACGTTATTTATTACATTTAGAAAGATAATATTATAATATAAATATGAGTGCTATTTTATATTATAGTAATTACTGCGACCATTCTAAAAAAATATTACAACAGGTTTCCAGGAGTAAAGTTAAGGATGGTATTCATTTCGTATGTATTGATAAAAGGGTAACCAGAGAAGGCGCTACATATATCGTTTTAGAAGCACAAGAGTTACTATTACCACCTAATATTCAAAGAGTTCCATCGCTTTTATTATTAAATAGGGGGAATTCAATTGTTGAAGGAGACGCGGTATTAAATCATATAATAGAACAAAATAATGTATCAAATATGCATGCTACAAATGGAAACGGTGAACCCCATGCATTTGGTATAAATGAATTTGGAAGTATTATGAGCGATAACTATAGTTTTTTAGATCAATCATCTGACGACATGTCATCAAAGGGAAGTGGAGGGTTAAGACAAATACATAATTATGTATCGGTAAATGAAGAAATGTTAATTGAGACTCCCCCAGACAACTATAAACCAAATACAATAAGCAATAGTGGTATGAGTATGGAACAATTGCAGGAATTACGAGATAAAGATATACCAAAACAACGCATGCCATTTGGTTAAATTATCTATGTATGAATATAATAACAATAAATATTGGTTTAAAGAGTTTATAACTAATTATATAAAATGTCTATTTTAACTGCGTTTAATAATCACTTGCTGGAATTCCTATCTGATGTATCTTCTATTTTTCCAGAAGACAAGGATATTAAGAAGGCAAAAAGTGGACTCGAAATGTTAAAGAAGGCAAATCCTCGCTCAATAATCCTAATTTGGAAGTCACATATTACTGATGTATACGGCGACCAAATTGATAATGGTGACATTCCTTTTTTTATTAATAAGGATTATTCATTTGATTTACAAGAGACAGATAAAGGTTCTGTTATTTTAGATTCTGTCAACCGTTTGAGAGAACCAGTTAAAAATATGGGTGTGGACAATCAAGAAAAAACAATGAAATACATTCAGAATTTAACAAAATTAAGCAGAATGTATAAATAAATATAACTAACAATATAAAGTAAAATTATCATTTAAATAAATACCATTTAAATAATATATACATACATATGGAGAAACAAGATAAACCTAAGATTAGCGTTAGTGATGAATTTTGTAAAATCATCGGGGAATTTGTTCCTGATCTATTAAATACATTTCCTGAATATAAGGAGAATTTACATAATGGAATTGTTATTGCTCTAACTCGTGCACAAGAATTGAAGACTAGTCCTGAACAAACGAATTTTAAAGATTGTGATGATGCTGATTTTATTGAATTAATGGACCACTGTAAAGCAAAATTTCCACAGAGATTTTTTGATATCTTATACCAAAATGAAGACATTTATACAGCTGAAGAAGGTAAAGAAACACTAGATACTGATTTTTTACCCAACATTGATTTTGCTGATTTATGGAAGCAAAATATTACAGATAAAACAAAAACTGTTATATGGAAATATTTACAATTAATTATGTTGGCATTACTACCTGAAATTAATGATGGAAAAAGCTTTGGAGACACTGCTAAATTATTTGAGGCAATTGATGAGGATGCTTTTAAGTTGAAACTAGAGGAAACAATTGAATCTATGCAATCTATTTTTACCGATGAGGGGTTAAGTGGTGAGTTTAATTCAACCCATAATGGTGAGTTTGGCGTTGACCCATCAAATAATATCAATATGGATAATTTACCAAAACCGGACGATTTACATAAACATCTAAATAGTATGCTGGGTGGTAAAATTGGTAAGTTGGCCCAAGAGATTGCTGAAGAGACTGCTGATGAACTTGATATTGACCTTGAAAATACAAAAGACATCAATGACGTGTTTAAAAAATTATTTAAAAACCCGGGTAAGCTTATGAATATGGTTAAGGGAATTGGTGGAAAACTTGAGAATAAAATTAAGTCAGGTGAGATAAATGAGACTGAATTAATGAAAGAGGCAACCACTATGATGAGTGAGATGCAAAACATGCCTGGCATGAGTAATATCAAGTCAATGCTTCAACAATTTGGACTACCAACAGGAGGAGGAAAGGGTGGTGGAAAGATGAACATGAATGCGTTTCAGTCACATATGAATGAAAATATTAAACACAGCCAGACGCGCGACCGCATGTTAGAGAAGCTTAGACAGAAAAAGGAAATGAATGAGGCTAAGAATTCTGTACATGGTGCTAATGCTACCGAATTTTCAAACGGTGAAGCTCCATTAAAGAGTACAAAGAACGATAACCCAAAGAATAAGAAGTCTAAAAGGAAAAATAAAAAAAATAAAAAATGATAATATAATATATTATGACTAATAATAATATATTCTGGTTAAATAATCCTAATATTCTTCTGAATAAGGATAAAATATTTGAATTATTTCCCTCTTCGAATAATAGTGCAAACTCTAATTTAAATGCTATAACGAGGCTTATAATATTAATCGGGATAATAGGATACGTAATTACAAACTCCGAAAAAATATTAATGAGTCTTTTTGTAAGTATTATTGTAATACTTATATACCATAAATATATATCAAATAAAAAAAATACAGGAGAAGCTAAACGGGAATTATTAAAAGAAGCATTTAGTAATACTAATAGTTATTTAAAAAATATGTCTAACCTGAAAAAAGATTTTACAAGTCCTACAGTTAAGAACCCTATGATGAATGTATTACTACCTGAGATTAATGAAAATCCAAATCGCAAAGAGGCATTACCATCTTTTGCACCTCCTGTTGAAAAAGATATTAATTCTAATGTAAAAGATGGTTTAGACCCGAGACTGTTTAAGGATTTAGGAGATAATATTGTTTTTGAACAATCGATGAGGAATTTTTATACAATGCCAAATACAAAAGTTGCGAATGACCAGAAAGCATTTGCGGAATTCTGTTATGCAGATATGCCATCGTGTAAAGAAGGAGATGAAAACCAGTGCGACAAGAAAAATTACCGCCACATAAGGGCATAAACAATTATGAATAAATAATTACAAAAATTATGAATAAATAATTACAAAAATTATAGTATAATTATATTATTTAAAAAATATAGTATATAATTATATATGGCAAGTCTTTATAATTATACCTTTGATAATTTATCCCGTTTAGGAGATGATGTATGTTATAATACAGAGAGACAAAAACAAAATACCATGTATGGTAGTTATAACATTACAAATTATAATTCAGAAAATTGTGGATTAGAAAACGTAATGACATTAGCAACAAGTCAACCAAATATTTTTATTCAAGGTGGTTATGGGAATAGCGGTGCTGGAGGATGTAATATTAATTCTGACTCAATGTTAAAAATCGGGTCAGAACAGAATAAGCCAAAATGTCGTATAAGCTTGTATACTCGACCATTCTTGACTGTTCCATATTTAGGTAGAGGAAAACGTAATCCAATTGAGGAATCAAGAATTCAACAAGGTGACCATATAACGAATAAGAAGAGTTGCACCACTACATCTGAAAAATCACATATTGAGTATAGACATACCCCAATGTTACCCAATTTAAAAGCATCAATCACTAACCCGGCTAATTTAGTCGAAGGTATCGCAAGTGAGGGTTGGATTAGAGGTGGCCTACCATCAAGAGAATTAATCCGTGATCAGGATTACAAAAATAGGAAAAATTAGGTATATAAAATTAATAACTAAAACTTAAAGATTAAGGTATAATATTATAAAATGGATGAAATTGATTTTTATAATACAAATATTGAAGTAAATTATGCGACATTTGAGGAGAACGTAGAAGAAGTAGAACCCGATACAGTTTATAGAGAGAACCTATTGAATGTATTTAATATTTCAGTAGAACATATTGATAATATGACAAATTTAATTGGACGAATTCACAAGTATATAACAGTTAATAAAAAAGGAGTATATACAGAAACACAGTATAATTTATTGAGTAAAATATTATTAAAAGGAGCAAATGAATTTTTATCAGAAGATACGCATTATGGCATGATGGTTTTATTTAGTTATGATTATTTTGATATGACACATATATTTATTAGGGATCTAATATTATGTAATGAGGTTAATAATGATATACTTACGAAAATAAAAAATAAAATGTCTATTTAATATAGATAAAATGGCATCAACTCGCAACAGAAATACACTTAAGGATAATTCTCTCTTCAATCGTGAAAATAGTAGAATATTCGACAATAGAATATATGAAAATAGACGTTTAGCATATTCTAACGCATTACCTTGTGCTGGTATAAATGTAGGACATGTTCCAAATACAGTTTTATCAAAAGATGCTACAGATATAGAGAGTAGATTATATGGAATTAATTCCACTAATTTAGTAAATCCAGAAAGAAGTTTTACACCCAGATTAAATAAATTACCATCACTAGCGTTTTTTGAGAGACCAAAAGTATATTTGCCTGAACCTCTTGTTATCGAGAATAATCAACGACCATTAAAACCATAAGATTTATATTATTTTTTTATTATATAATAATATATAACAAATGGCATTTACAAGATTTAATTATGATCCATGTAGAACAAATAAGTTATTACAAGAGGCAACTGGGACAAGCCGATACATATTTAATAAACCTGGTCCTGGTTCTACTCCATCATACTTTGAAGACCCACATATTAGACTAACAGAATGGGGGGCGAATCTAATGATACCATCAAGTGGAGCACCTATAGATATTGCTAGCGATTTAGACGGGAGAACTAGAAGGGCAACACGTTATTGTTCTGAAAATAAATATCCAAAATCGGGAGTGGTTAATTCAATATCACAAACACCAAGATACAAAACACAGAAGGCTTTCACAGATGAAACTCGCGCTTCACATCCCGCTTGGCAATATCGTGATTTAGAACAAACCAGATGGGAATATCCTCTGTTAAATCCACAAGAAAATATATGTAAACCATTCAACAATAATCTTAGTACACGCATTTTAGAGAAGGATTATTATATTCCTCATTGTAAATAGAGAGAATGAGTGAAAATTTAAATACATTGTAGAATAAAATATAATTTATATTTTATTATATATAATGGCCGAAATCGCGATACCAATAGCTTTATTAGGAGCAATGTTTTTACTATCAAATAATGGAGATAAAAAAGACAAAAAAGAAGGGTTTAATGTAAATAGAAACAATAAAGACACCAGACAGAGAATGAGTGAAAACTTAAAGCAAGATATGATTAATAATAATTTTCCAATAAATGGTAAGACTGAACTTATAAAGAATCCAAATTATTATCCTAACGCAAACAATGCTATGGATAAGTATTTTACTCAATCACAATATGAGAATGAAGTAAACAATGATGGAAATGAATATAAATCTTTAACCGGTAATACAGTACAGAAAGAAGAACTACAACATAACAATATGGTTCCCTTTTTTGGTTCAAAGGTAAGAACATCACAAGATAGAAATGTTAATGAAAGTAGACTTGATAATATGAATGGTTCAGGTTCACAAAATTTTAGAAAACAAGAGACTGCCCCATTATTCAAACCACAGGAAAATATGCAATGGGCGCATGGGGCGCCAAATAGAACAAACTTTATCCAGAGTAGAATGAACCCTTCAATGAGCATGTCAAATGTGAAACCTTTCCAAGAAGTCCGTGTTGGACCCGGATTGAATCAAGAAGGAGGGGTTTTAGGGAGTGGTGGTTTTAATTCAGGTATGGAAAGCCGTGATAAATGGATACCGAAAACAGTCGATGAACTTCGAACAAAAACAAACCCAAAGGTGTCATATGGAGGTGTTATTTTAGCTGGTAAGACGCCTGTGACAAATCGTGGTATAATTGGAAATGTAGAAAAATATAAACCCGATACATATTACATTAATGGTCCAGAGAGATATATGACAACAACAGGAATAGAAAAGGCACAGACTGCTAGGGCTATAAATGTTATGCCTGAAGAGAACCGTGATACTACAACAAGTTCATACTATGGTGTTAGTGACCAAGCAGGTGCCGAAGCTAGTTATGTCCCAGGAACATATACACCTGCTAAGCGTGCTGTATTAGATTCTAACGCAAAACATATTACTAATTTACACGCCCCTAATAAACACGCCCCTAATAAGGGAGATTATGGTATTAATGGTTATACTGCTAGTGTATTACCAAATAATAGAACATTAACAACCGAACGGCAACCAGAATATGGTGTTGTTTCAACATTTGCAAAGGCTATAATCTCTCCGCTTTTGGATATTCTACGACCATCAAGAAAAGAGAATGTAATTGGAAATATTCGTTCTTCTGGCAATGCTGGAAATAGTGTTAATCACGCTGCATATGTATATAATCCAAATGATAAGACACGAACGACTATAAGAGAAATGACAGAGAGACGCAAAGATCATCATTTTATAAATAACCAAAGTGAAGGCGGTGGAGGTTATGGTTATCTTGTGAATGAGAAGCAATCAGTTACACAATCGCGAGATACCACAACCACAAATTATCAGGGTAACGCTGGAAATTCTTACGGGACGTCTGAGGTAATGACGTATGACGCAGCATATAACGCAAATCTCATCGATAAGACACCAACAATCAAAAATAGAGACCCTAAGGGTGGAAACACAAGAATGTTTAATGGGCAGAGCAATATGAACATCAAAATTGATAAACTAGACCAAGATAGATTAAATAACCGTCTATATGTTCCACAACAAATAACAAACGCACCTCCATCACACCAACAATACGGACAGATGAGCGCAAGAAGTGAAATAGGACAAGATATAAATATGCAACGTAATACACCGGAAATACTAGATGCGTTTAGAAGTAATCCATTTGCAAAACCATTGAATAGTGTAGCATAAAAAAATACTTAAATATACATACATATTTTATAATATTCAATATGGATATCATAAAAAATAAATTAGACAAATTCATTTCGTCAAATAAATTACCTCATATTATATTTCACGGAGAAAGTATAACTGATAGTATTAAACAGATTCATTATTTATTAAGTAATTTATATATTAATAAAAAAGATGAAAGGGCAAATACACTATATGTGAATTGTGCTCATGGGAAAGGAATAAAGTATATAAGAGAGCACTTAAAATTTTTCGCAAAGACTAATATTTCAATAAATAAGGATGATACATTAGTAAATAGATTTAAATCAGTTGTATTAATTAATGCTGATTTTCTCACAATAGATGCACAATCAGCATTAAGAAGATGTATAGAGTTATACTCTCATACGACTCGTTTTTTTGTAGTTGTATTAGATAAGAATACTATTATAAATCCAATATTATCACGATTTTGTGATATATATGTTCCAAACAATAACAAAATTGTGTATAGAACAAAAATAGCTAAGCAATTTAGGGATATTAAACATAGATATCTAAATAAATTAATCAATGGTATCGACTGTAAGAATATGACATATTTAGGTAAGAATATTTTCGAGTTATCAGATGATTTATATAATAGGGGTTTTTTCTATTATGATTTTATAGAGGCATTTAATAAAAATATAGTTGATGATGTTGTCAAGTATTCTTTAATAACATATATAAATAAAATCCGTTCTGAAATAAAGAACGAAAAAATATTAATAATGAATATTCTAAATATATATTGTATGCGTCATATGGTTGAAATAGAAAATATATATACATTTTAAATAAAAAATGGACGACTTTAATATCGGTAGTTTAACAGAGTCTAGAAATGAGTATTCTTCATTATTTGTAATAAAATTAACACCATGTCTGATACAAGGTATAACATCTATATTTAATGATGCTTGTGAATTGTGTATTGAAAATAATGAGGATGAGAAATATCTTATGACATTCCAAAATTTATTAGGACGTGTTATAAAATGGAACCAGGAAATTATCCATAACGAAACTGACAGAATAATAAAAGAAACGAATTGTAATTATCTAGAAGATTTATTAACGTGTGTTCATGTTACTCAATTAAAAATTTTAACGAATGTTAGAGTCGGAACTAAACAAAAAAAGGTTACGATTGATATACCAAAGTTGGAAACATTTATTCATAAATGTTATATTGAACTGGCGCGAAAGATATATAAGAACGTATTCTTATATGATAGAAGCAGTGTACCATTAACAAGGCAGAAAAATATGAGAGAATTAGAATTAATTACGAAAGAATGCATATTTAATGTTATACGTGAAAATATGCCTATTGAAGAAATATTAAAATCTTATTTAGATGAAGGTATAGAAGAACTTGCGGAGGAAGAAAAAACCGAGGTTAAAGAGGTTCAAGAGGTTAAAGACGAAATTATTGAACCTGATGATAAACCACAAGTTAAAGAACTAGAAAAGAGTAAAGACAATGATAATCATAAAAGTCAGGTCATTGATATAGAAACAGCAGAAACTGAATTAAAACCACATGTAACTACTATAAAGAATCAGGGATTACAATTTAATGATAAAGATATAGTTAAATCTTATGACGGAGATGAAAATTCTGGCTCTATTCATAACATACCCGTTGTAAGTGTTAATGCCCCTAAAGATATTAAGACGTTAGAAGATATAAGTGATATGCGTTATAGTGAGCGTAGAGAAGATAAAGATGAAGATGAAGATGAAGATGAATATGGGGGGAAATTAAATATTATGGAAGATACAAATATTAAACTAGACATAGAAAGGATTGATCCAAAATCAATACAATTAGAAGATGCTCTAATATTGAATGATGTAGAAGTATTAAAATAATCTAAATGCGTTATATGTTTAGCATTATTTGTATGATTATATTTTAAATGAATTCAAATATAATTTCTGTTATAATTTCTGTTGTATATCTAATTTTTAGATTAGTTGAAACTAAATTTATAACAAAAGATGAAAAACCATTAAAGATACTTTTGAGAGATGCATTGATTGTATTTGGTTCATGTTTCACGGGTTTCTTTGTATATAATCAGCTTGAACCACTAACATCAGTTGTTAATATAACACCTAATGTATTCATGAACGAACCTGATTTTTAACTTATTTCAAAAACTAAAATATTTAATATGTAAATTATTAAATATTAGTAATATTATCGTTGCGAATAATAAATTATTTAAATATAACTTGGTGTGCGGTCGATATCAATTAGAACGCTTGATTTATTTAAGTGTCTCCTCTGGATTTTCATTTTTGAGAAAAATTTATTTTGAAGTTGTCTCTCAGGAGTATGTTTCGTAACTGTTCGAGTTATCATCTTATATAATTTAAATCCAGGATATCTCTCCTTATTATTATCTTTGTATAAAATATTTCGCCCTTTATCATCACAACACCATTCATTTACAAGTTTACTTAGAGAATCATCACAATCCTTGGTGTCGTTTATATCATCAAAGAAATAATCAAACAACGAACAAGCGAGGCGACATAAATCAAATGCATTATTAGGTTTAATTAGAGGTTTATTGCTGTCATAATAAGGACCAAAATTAAATTGTGTTCCTGCGTCTTCGTTCAAGTCGTAACTGTCGCTAACTATTTGTTTCCCTTTAAATGTATAAATAGCTCTACCAAAATCTATAATTTTCCATATTTTTCCGAACGTTGGGACACGATAATATTCCTTATTATATTTATAATATAAATATTCCTCTTCGGTGTCAATATACATAATATTATTTGTATGAAGGTCATTGTGTGTAAAATCAAATGCCTTCTGATATACTAATAATAAGAAGATTATCTGTAAAAATATAGAAGACCATTCATTATCGTCAACATCGTTATTTTCCATATAAGAATCTAAAGTTTCTCTCATTTTTTCCAAACATATAATTTGAACAGGCATTTTATAAATAGTGGCAATTATTTGTTCCTCTTCTAATGTTGAATATGTTCCACTTGTATCAGTTGATTTACTTGTTTCTGATATATTATTTGTTTTTTTACCATCCTCAGATTCTGCATCATTGGAATCATCTCCGCTTTCTTCGTCAATAGACGTTTTAGAACTCCTTGAAGAACATAGAGAATTTGTATTATCATCACTATGCGCTGTTAATTTCATTTCTTCATCTTGAGAGTTTTGGTTATTAGATGTATTTTTTGTTGGTAAATCAAATTCACAAATTAACGAGGTGTCTCCAATATCAATCTCACTTAATTCAACGAAATTTTCAGGTATCTCTTTATTTTGAAAAATGTCATTAATAGAAGCATCTAGTGTATCAAATTGTAAATCTGTAATTTCCACGTTTTCAATCCCAATAGGTGACCTATTTTTTCTAGACGAGACACTTAAATAATCCTTAATTGTTTCTTCAACATCGAATAATTTCCCAGTTTTCTCATAAAAAAAAGGTGAATCTGTTAAATAATCAATGTCATCAAAAATATCAATTTTGAAATCATTTTTAATCCCTAAGAAACTACCGTAAAAATCTTGACAATTAACAATACCATGTTCTTGTTTTAATTTACATGAAAGATATGAAAAAAAACTATCAACATACGAAACATTATTTTTTCTTAACATTCTCTCATGAATGTGTTCAGTTTGATTATTCTCAACATTATCAAATGAAGGTATAGAAAAAATTTGTTCGTCATTAAATTCGTCGTATTTACCACACATATATTTAACCGGGTCGATAAGAGGTGAGAACTTAAAGAATGAATGAACTGATTTTTTATTATTTAGTTGTATCGTGAAGACATTTTCATTAATCTTAGAATATATTGTTTGTATATATTTAGGATTATTTAGATTAATAGAATTCCAATTTTTATTTGTGAGAGAAAAAAAGGAATTATATAATGGAACATAGTTTTGTGGAGCTTTTACATTTGTTAAATCAGATTTTTTAAAATCTCTAAATAAAGAATTATTATTATTTTTTTTATATGAAAATTCAAACATTTACGATTTATAAATATAATTAAATGCTCTTTTTAACTCATTTATAATGTAAATGTTTCTATAATTCGTTTAATATGTTATATTATTATTCTCTCTTTCTCTAAACAAAAGGATGGCATCTGGTATGAATCTTGAACTAAAAAAATTTAATATGAAGAATATAAGCTTTAACCCAAATGAAAATAAGGGTCCTGTAATAGTTTTAATTGGTCGCCGTGATACAGGAAAATCATTTTTAGTAAGAGATTTATTATATTATCATCAAGATATACCAATTGGAACTGTTATAAGTGGTACAGAAGCAGGTAATGGGTTCTAGAGTTCTCACGTTCCTAAATTGTTTATACATGACGAATATAATACAGCAATCGTAGAGAATATTTTAAAACGACAAAAAATTGTTTTAAAGCAAGTCAAAAAAGAAAAGGAAGCATATGGGAGATGTAATATAGACCCAAGAGCGTTTGTTATATTAGATGATTGTCTATATGATAATACTTGGGCTAAGGACAAAGTTATGCGTTTATTATTCATGAACGGGCGCGATTGGAAAGTAATGTTAATTATTACGATGCAGTATCCTCTTGGTGTCCCACCAAATCTAAGAACAAATATAGATTATGTATTTATTCTAAGAGAGCCATATATTACAAATAGAAAACGCATACACGAGAACTACGCTGGTATGTTTCCAACGTTTGAGAGCTTCTGTCAAGTAATGGACCAGTGTACTGAAAATTTCGAATGTCTAGTCATTAATAATAATGCGAAGAGTAATAAACTAGAAGACCAAATTTTTTGGTACAAGGCGCAACCACATGAAGATTTTAAACTTGGCTCAAAAGAATTCTGGGAATTATCTAAAGATATAGAGAGTGATGATGAAGAAGAAATGTACGATCCGGTTTCATCAAGGAAATCATCAGGACCGCGTATAAATGTTAAAAAAACATCTAAATGGTGAGTGCCATAGGAAGTTATAAAAAAATTTTTATTATTAATTTTTCATATAAATTAATAATTATGTTTAATAAGTCTATTTGTTTTTTGATAAAACAATATTATCGCCCTCAAATAGTTCGCGCTTAATATCTGCGCTAGTTGTTGTGTTCATATCTGTAATAGTGGTCTCTAATGTGCTTCCACCTTTAGCACCTACAAGATTTCCTTCAGAATCAATATTTTGGGTTAATTTGTTACCACTGGCTTTAGCCTTCTTAATGTTGTCCTCAATTGCATTCCTCTTACTCTCTTTAACACGTGATTCAAACTCTTGTTTTGCTTGAGTTTCATTTTCATTTTTATGGTTCATTAGTTCATTTAGCTCTTTCTCAAGGTATTCAACACGACCTGTTTTATATGCTTCTGGTTCCCAAGGCATCCACATGCCAACAGGACCAACAAAAATATCATGATTTGGGTCAACCTCTCTTAACATTCTACACCTTAACTCGGCTTCTGGTTGCGTTTCAAATACGCCACGAATTTTAAGACCCCTAACATTTGTTTGGAAGTTGTTTAAATTATCAAAATCGGATGACAATTCAGCCTCTTTACTATCAAGGAAGTTTTTGTATTCATCACTAATATTCGTTTGTGCAAGTGTTTCTTTTTCAGTTTCAATAAATTGAGTATAATCCGTCATTATCTTATCAAAATCAATATTATGTTTATAACTCATAAAGTTTAAGAACTGTTGAAACTTTAGCATAGATTTATTAAAATCAAAGTGCTTTAGGAATTTTTCAAATAGAAAATGTTCCTTCTGCTTTAGGATCTTATCAGGTGATACAAATGATACGCAAGCAAATTTCTGCCCCGCAATTGGTTTATCCTCATCTAATAAATCTACATATTTAGAAACATTCGTTGATTTTTCCATTTTATATAATTAACTATGTGGAGTATATTTTAAGTATTTTTACGATTATATATATTAAATCAATAAATAACACATTATATTTTTTTCTGTATATTTAGTATATAATGAATTCTCAAATATCAAATATGTTTGACTTAGGTGAATTGTTACGTCGTGCAATTAAATATCTAGTGGAAGGTTTGATGGTTGCTTTAGCTGCCTACGCCATTCCCAAGCGCTCTATGAACATGGATGAAATAGCACTAATCGCGTTAACCGCTGCTGCTACCTTCACTATCTTGGATACCTATTTACCCAGTTTTGCAGTTGGTGCAAGAAACGGAGCAGGTATGGGAATGGGTTTCAACCTCGTGAACTTCCCACGTGTTTAAGTTAAATTAAATACTAATTATGATTAAATTAATTAGTATTATATATTTAGTTATCTATTTATACAAGAATTGATATATTGATTGATTATATTTAGAGCAATTAAATTCTCTCCTCCGTTAGGTATAATAATATCACTTTGTTGTTTTTCAAAAATAATATATTTATAATAAGAAGGTTTAACAAATTTCTTATATTGGTTTAAAACAGACATCATTGTTCTACCTCTTTTTTCTACGTCTCTCAATAATCTCCTTGTTAAACATATATCAAGGTCAGTATCAACAAATATCTTCAAGTCCATCTTGTCTTTAATATCATCATCTAATAACGAAAATATCCCCTCAAGTATTAAACATTTTCCTTTAAAATTAATATCTTTACAATATGTTGCCGTATGTTTTGAAAAATCGTATTGTGGTATTTTTACTCGTTTGTGTTGTAGCATATTATTGATACACGATTTTAATGAGATAAAATCAATTGCTTCTGGACAATCAAAATTGTAGTCAGATGTATCAGTACCAGGAGAGATATTTTTATAAAAGTTGTCTTGCGAAATCACATAGCATTCTTCTTCTCCAAATAAATCCATAATTTTACGACTAAGTGTTGTCTTACCTGATGATGACGCACCAGAAACACCAATAAAAAACATTTATTAATAATATTATTAAATGTTATAACTCTATATATTTATTTTTAAACATTATTTTTGTCAATAAATATAATATATAATCAAAACTACTTAAATAAACATGGCTATATATATTTGTAGTCGAATAATACTTTCGATATACAACAACCTGTTTAGCTCAGTTGGTAGAGCACCCGGCTCTTAACCGGTAGGTCAGGGGTTCGAACCCCCTAGCGGGTAAATTTTTAATTATATAATATATAATTAAAATACTTATTATCTAACGTCTTTCAGAATTCTTATAAGTTATAACTTTATCATCTGTTCCGTGTAAAATAAATGAATCTATCATATTCCATTCGTTCTTATCAATTTCTGGGAACACATTTAAGTTCTCTATTTTATAGTTATTCATTTCTAAAATAATAATCTTATCCATAAATGGATAATATGTAATCAAACAATCTCTATATAATTCCTCATTACCAAAAATCCATACTTCCTTCTTATCTTTTTCTAAACAATCTTTTAGAGCATCAAACATATTGTTATGCTGTGTATAATCCTTATATTTATATAATGAGTAATTAGATTGATTCGAAATTAATTTATATGGTAAACAATTTGGATGTAACAGAATATCATACGTACTATGATAATAATCACAGTCTAAAAATTCGTGATTATTTTCCGTCATAATTAAAGCGTTATCTTTGTGTTGTGTTGCTCGTAATAATATCATCTTATATGGTTCAATATACCATGGGGTAATTAGAATATTTCTAAGTTTACTGGTAGATACGATAAAATTGATTTTCATTATATACTTTGAATTTAACTTAATCTAATATAATAATTAAAATACTTCAATTTTATTATAAATATAAAATGAAAATACAAGTTTATTCAGATATTCATACAGAGTTTTATAATGGATTTCCAAGACTTCCGCCATTATCAAAATACTTATTCCTCGCAGGGGATATAGGTAAATTATGTAATCAAAATTATAAAGATTTTATTGCGTATTGTAGTAAACAATGGATAAAAACGTTTATTGTTCTTGGAAACCATGAATTTTATCATTCAAAAAAAACATATAACAAATTACTTGAGGAATATAGAGAATTCCATTCAGAATTTGATAATGTTATTTTATTAGAAAAAGATATTGTTAAATTAGAAGACTTTAGTATTATCGGATTAACATTCTGGTCATATATTCATAATGAAAAATATAATGTCGTAAATTGCACTAAACAGATAAAAAGACATGCTTCTAATAAGTATATCAATAAAAAAACAGTTGCATTAGGTATAGATGGACATAATGAATTATTTATAGATTCTAAAACGTGGTTACTTGATAATTATGATCCGTCAGAGAAAACAATTATATTAACTCATTATCCTATAACTCAAAAAAATACATTACAAGATAGATTAATCCATAATAACAATAAGAGAGAATTAGATGTATTTTCTACAGATTTAAATATAAAATCTGAGACAAAATTAATATGCATATCTGGACATACACATTACAGTCATGATTTTATTGAGGGAAATGTAAGGTATATATCTAATCAAATTGGTTACTCAGTTGAATCAGAAAAAAATTTATCAAAATTTAAACAAGATGGAGTATATAATATTTAATAATGGTACTTACATCTTATCACACCACACTAAAAATGTATACTCATTAACAATTCCATCACTCATATGTATACCGTAATCGTCAAGAATGTCTTCTCCATCATGAGATGCATTATCATCATAATAGAATAATTCATAATCATCATTATGGTCGTCAATAATCTCATATTTTTCACAATTTCCATCCTTTAGCATATCATATAATCCATAAATATTATTCTTATATAATTCATATGTTTCATCGTAAATATATATAGAATGTGGAATTCTAATATAGAACGCATATTTCTTTAGTTCATTAAATACTTTAATATCCTTATGAGGGCATTGAACAGGAGAATAAGAATAAACCCGACAAACTTTCATTGACTTATCCATTGTATATTGTGTTTGTTCAATATCTTATTTATTTATACGTTTCAATTTTATATAAAAACAATAACGTAGAATATCATAATTATGGTGTTGGAATAAACTCCCAAGAGAGTTCTTCACATATATTTTTCCAAATCTCATCTTGTTCCATCCTCTTAATTGGATCCTTCAACATATAGAAATGCTGTAAATATCTATCCTCATCTAGTAACTCACATAACTTATATAGTACATAATAATAATTCAAAAAATTTACACGCTGTGTAGGGCAAAATTTCGCATAAGGTCTTTGTATTTCTAAAAATAAATTACAAAGTTTGGTTTCTAATTCAAATGACATAGTTGGGGGTCTAATCCCTAATTTTTCTTTAATAAACGGAATGTGCTCGTAGTACTTATTATACCCAAGATTTTTAAGAATTTGTTTCGCCTTTTCATTTGTTAATTGTGAATTTGTTATTCTCTCTCTTTTGATTTTATCCTTTACATTCTGTATAATCTCGTCATCTATTTGTGTGCTTTCTTTTGCCTGGAACTGAGCTAATATCTCTCTAAAATGATTAATACGCTTATACGCATAAAAGTTAACCTCCTTCGGAGGTTCTTTATATGATGGCTTTTCGTGCTCTATCAAATATTTTTCCTGTGTGAAACATTTTTTACAAATAACAATACCTTCATAGTCTATGATTGATAACTCTCCATTACATCTACAACATTTCTCAAACTCTACAGAATAATCTTTTATATCAATAAATCTCTTATCAAATTGTGTAAGGTATTTCTTTGATGTATCATTTATTGTATTATCTATCATAGTGTTCTTTTTTTTTATATTAAAAAAATTGTGTAATATCTTCTTATCATTATTATCGTTTCCAATCTCTTTTTTATATTCAAAATAATCAAATATATTCTTGGACTGATTTAATAAATAATCCATTTTACAAGAATTTAGTTTATTTTTTCTTTTAGATAAATCCTTTATTTTATCATTTAGGATAAGTTTATGTTCGACATTTCTATATTTTTTTTTATATAATATCTCTCTAATTTTATTAATTTCGTTATTTATATTTGAAATTTCCATCTCATTATTTTTAAAACCATCCATAATCTCATCGTGTTTACTATCTACAGTTATTGACGATTTCTTATCTATTTTAATTTTCTTAGAATTTTTTGGTTTAAAAGACATATATATATATATATTGTTTAATAACTAATTTTTATATTTTAATACTACATTATTATATTTCATACTACAATTTCTTAATCTTTATGTTTAATTATATAAATTTTTATTTAATTATAAATTAAATGGACACTAATAACCTGAGTAATAAAGAGATAAATATTGACTCTTGTAAATTACAAAAGATGGTATTTATTTATAATTCATTACATGACGGATGGAATGTAAAAAAAAGAGGTGATAATTATATTTTTTCAAAAAAACATCAAGGAAAATAAGAAATATTAGATGATAATTATTTGACTTCATTTATCCAACAAAATTCCAAAATTAAAATTAAATTAGAATAAATAATGTAGTCAAAATATGTTAATGTGTTATTTTGCGAAATTATTATCTTTAGCAATAATATATAACTATGGCAGGCGGATTAATGCAATTAGTAGCTTATGGCGCACAAGATGTTTATTTAACTGGATCTCCCCAAATTACCTTCTGGAAGGTCACCTATCGTAGACACACTAACTTCGCAATGGAGTCTATGGAACAAACTTTCAACGGACAAGCCGATTTCGGACGTCGCGTTCAATGCACTATCTCCCGCAATGGTGATTTAGCATACCGCACTTACTTACAGGTTACCCTTCCCGAGATTAACCAGAATGATGCTAAATATGCTCGCTGGTTAGATTACCCCGGAGAACAGATGATTAACCTTGTTGAGGTTGAGGTTGGCGGTCAGCGAATTGACCGTCAATATGGTGACTGGATGCACATTTGGAACCAGTTAACCATGACTTCCGAACAAGAAGCTGGATACAACAAGATGGTCGGACAAACCACCCAATTAACTTATATCACTGATCCTTCTTTCGCTGATATTGATGGACCTTGTGACTCAACCGCACCCAAACAGGTATGTGCTCCCCGTAAGGCACTCCCTGAGACCACTTTATACGTGCCTCTTCTGCTCTGGTTCTGTAACAACCCTGGACTAGCACTACCCATTATTGCACTACAATACCACGAGATTAAGATTAACATCGAGCTCAAACCTTTAGATGAGTGCTTATTTGCGGTTTCTTCTTTATCTGGATCCGGTTCCGACTCAGTTAAGAGTACCAACGGAGCTTATAACAAGTCCCTTGTTGCTGCTTCTTTATATGTTGACTACATCTTTTTAGATACTGATGAGCGCCGCCGTATGGCACAGAATCCTCATGAGTATTTAATTGAACAACTCCAATTCACCGGAGATGAATCCATTGGAAGCTCTAGCAACAAGATTAAACTCAATTTCAACCATCCATGCAAAGAACTTGTATGGGTAGTCCAACCCGACGAACATGTTGATTATTGCAACGCATTTACCGGAGATGGCATCCTATATAGGACCCTTGGAGCTCAACCTTTCAATTACACTGATGCAATTGATGCTCTACCCAACGCATTGCATGCATTCAATGGACCTACTGGAGCTAGAGGAGCTACTGCTGTTATTAATTCTAGTGGATTATTTGAATCCGCAGGAGCTGGTGACTCAACCGGTGCAGGATGGGATGCTTCAGCACCCAACTTCAGCACCACACCAGATAACGCAAATGTATCTGATGCTGGTGCGTTCGTTCTCGCTGAGACCGCCCTCGGCATGCACTGTTGGGGACAGAATCCCGTTGTCACTGCTAAGCTACAACTTAACGGACAAGACCGCTTCAGTGAACGCGAAGGAACTTATTTCGACCAAGTTCAACCTTTCCAACATCACACTCGCGCACCTGATACCGGCATTAACGTGTACTCTTTCGGTCTTCGCCCTGAGGAACATCAACCAAGTGGAACATGCAACTTCTCCCGCGTAGATAATGCCACTTTACAACTTGTTGTTTCTAACGCTGCTGTTGGTGGAAACAAGACCTCTAAGGTCCGCGTGTATGCTACTAACTACAATGTGTTCCGTGTCATGAGTGGTATGGGAGGATTGGCATATTCAAATTAATTTTAACTAGTATAATACAAATATTATATCATATTAGTTGAAGATTTATTTAACAAATTCATATCATATATAATTATAATATGAATTACAAAATTATGATACAAATTTTAGAGTTAGTGGGTATATTAATGATACATATGCAATTATCGTAGCTGTTTATCATCTGATTTAAAAGTTTGTATAAATAAGATTTTATACAAAATTGAACAGGTTAATATTAATATTAAGTATTTAAAATAACAACAATAATAAGGTATATACTATAATTACAATAATGACGAAACAATATATTTTAATCGATGGAAGTTACTATGTATTTTACAGATATTTTGCGTTAGTAAATTGGTGGAAACTTAGTCATAAAGGGGAGTCACTGGATAACCTTAATGAAAATGTTGAGTTTATCGACAAATTTAAGAAACTATTCCAATCAAAGATTAAAGAGATTCCTTCAAAAATAGGCATCTCAAAAGACGAGATAAAAGATGTCACATTTATTGTTGGATTAGATTGTAAGAGAGAGAATATATGGAGAAATAATCTGTATTCACAATACAAGAGCACCAGAGGGAGTTACAATGACAAAGTTTTAAATCCTGGACCAATGTTTAAAATGGTATATAATGAGAAACTATTTGAGAACATTGAAGGAATTAATATAAAAGTTCTTTCAAATCCGTGTTTAGAAGCGGACGACTGTTTAGCTATAACAACTAATTATATACGGAAGAATGAAGATACGAGTAAAATTACTATTATTACTAGTGATACAGATTATTTACAACTTATACAGGAAAATGTATCTTTATACACATTGAGGTTTAAGAATGTGAATACGTTAAAAAATAGTTTTGGAGACGCTAAAAAAGATTTATTATATAAAATAATTTTAGGTGATAAATCCGATAATATACCTTCTACATTTCTTAAATGTGGTCCTATGCGGGCAACTAAATATGTAAATGATGTATCATTATTTGAATTTGATTTATATAAAGATAACGCAAATAAAAATGTTGATTGTAATCATAACCCGTATGAACAATATAAACTAAATAGGCGATTGATTGATTTCTCTCTTATTCCAACAATATTTAAGGATGATATAAATAAGATTTTAGAGAGAATAATTTAAATATAAAATATATAACAACAATGGGATATAAATTAATGGATAAGTTTAGTCTATTACATTTGAGTGTTGGAATAATTTTTTATTTCTGGAATGTTAGTTTTATATTATCATTTATAACACATGGTTTGTTTGAGTATTTTGAAAATACAAATACAGGCATGAAAATTATAAATAACTTATTTGTTGGGACATCACCATTTACCTGGCCTGGTAGAAAAGACCAACCAGATACTATAACCAATATATTTGGAGATCAGTTATTTTTTATGATTGGGTGGATAATCGCATATTACGTAAGTGAAAAAATTGAATCATAAAATTACAACAATAATATAGTAAACACAATAAATAACGTATAATTATATAATATTTAACCAGAATATATATTATATAATCATGTCACAAGTATATAGTATTGAGGGTAATATTGGTTCTGGTAAATCAACACTAATTCAAAAATTAAAAGAACATTATAAATACGAAAATAATGAAAATATTGTATTTATGGAAGAACCTGTTTCACAATGGACTGATATTAAAGATGAAACAGGCGAGAATATGATTGAAAAATTTTATAAAGACCAGAAAACATATGCGTTTTCGTTTCAGATGATGGCATATATCTCCAGGTTATCGATGTTAAAAAGATGTATCAGAGAAAACCCGAAATCAATTATTATTTGTGAGAGGTCTCTTCACACTGACAAAAATGTTTTCGCTAAGATGTTATACGATAATAAACAAATTGAAACTGTTAATTATCAAATTTATCTTAAATGGTTCGATGAATTTATCTCAGACATTCCAAATTCTGGATTAATTTATGTTAGAGCTGACCCAGAAACTTCTTATAAACGGGTTATTAAAAGAGATAGAAAGGGTGAAACTATTCCATTTGCGTATTTAGAGAATTGCCATAGATATCATGATGAATGGATTAATAATGAGACAACTCCTTTATTACTATTAAATGGAAATGAAGTTAAAACAACATGCGAAGAATATAACTATTGGATGTCTGATATTAAGTTGTTCTTGTTTTCAAATAAACGAGAAATTCAAAGTATTAGAGATAAATATATTAATGACAATTTCGAAAACAAATCTTTTGATGATAAATATCTTTTGGGCTTCGGTTGTTAGTATATGAAGCATATAATAAAACTATGTATCTTTTAATAATTTTTTTTTAATATTAAGAGGCTTGAATTTTAAAATATCAAGTTCATTACCTTCTGTTGGGAATTCTTCATTTCCAAAGATATCTTGGAGACATAGCCATTCAAATAATCCACCACTATATATATAAATATTTGAAAATCCAAGAGAGAATAATTGTTTATATTTATCTATAACGCTATTGTCATTCGAATTTTTACCGTATATAATTATTCCATGTGATTCACATTTATTCTTTAATAACGTATTAATAATGGTTTCTTCTTCTAAAATATAGACTGTTCCCTTTATTAAGCAATATTGTTCAATCTTGGGTAATGTATTTAGTAATATATATTGGGTATCACTATTAGATAAATAGATTTCTTGTATATCTTCAAAATTACATTTTTGTATACTTGACGTTTGTCCCATTACATAAAATATTTATTATTATATAAATATTTATACTATATCTTTAAATTTAAATTTGGTGATAATTCTTATTTCAGTTTAATATTATATCCTCTATCGACTTGTGTTGTAAGGGCTATAGTTCCATACTGGTTAACTTCTCCCTGATAATAAAACCCTTTTTGATTACCAATATTTGCGTCAGTTCTCACAATCTTGGTCCATGGACCATCTTTTAATATAAAAAGATAATCATTTCCATCAATAATAATTTTTTCTACTACAATACTACCATTTCCTCTAGGACCCATATAACGACCGTACATTACATAATTATTAGGATTCAGTATCTTTAAGCCTGGTTTAAAACCACCTGTAATTGATTCGTATTCATTCTTACCAAGTGTAATTACGATCGTACCGGTTATACCTGCGTTACCTAGGAGTTTTGGTATTGTTGTAGGGTCTCCATTTATCATAACATATACGCCTGCTTTTCCACCACTCCAAGACGGGCCATTATCGCCACAGTTTATTACATTAGTCTGCCCACTTCCACAACCCGAACCACTTGTAGAAGTAGATGGATACACAGATGTTATTTTACCATCTTTATTTATCCAACCACACGCGCAATATGGCATACCAATATCAACTAAATATTGAATGTCATTCTGTGTTGCTAATTGCGTTGAAGTATAAACATCTCTTGCCTTAGATAATATATCATTTACTTGGTCTTTAGCCACGGAATAACCGGTCGTTGGGTAATGAATATATACTAAATTCTGCATATTACAACCTGCACCATCACAATCAGAAGTTGATTTACAACTATGAACCAAATTAAGAGATGATGCTTCCACAACACTCTTAACAGTATTATTAAAATATGTTGGTGTAATCCCACAAAATCCTAAATATTGAGAAATCCACGCGATATCATCAGATTTATCCTTTTTACTCCATGTCTTTCTTCCAGATCCACACCTTGATGATGGATTTGTATTTGACATTGTATCCCACATAACTGTTTTATTTTGTCCATCATCACGGCATATATATCCTGTAAATTCCAATATAGAATTTTCATCAGTATCAGCACAAACAGCCGGGTGTCCTGCACCAACTTTAACAATATAACTTACACGGTCTCCGACCTTCATAGGAGGTGGAGATTTCAATTTACCACCGTAACATTTTTCATATGCGTTATTTCTTGTTTGAAATGGTAAATTCTGATTATTCGCGTCAGTAACCATTGTCTTAATTTGTTTTTCATAATCCGTATAACTAACCCCAGGTTTTTCTTGCGGGTAACCTTTACCATTTTTATTACAACCATATTGTATAAATTTTCCCTGATAACATTCCAAAGTTCCGCCATATTTTGGATCACATGGGTCTATATCTTTTCCTAAACACCCCTTATGGTGACTCTTTGCTAAGTTCCAGTTGCTCCCGGTTGCATCACTATACCAATTTTTCATATCATCGAATACTGCTTTCCATCCTCGTTGATTCCACCAGTTTCTTCCCTTATCATCATTTTGTGGTGCTGCCGTTCCTGAATCACTACATCCCACTTCTTTCCAAAGATGGTTTAAACACTGTTGTGAATGAGGTCCTGTATTCTCGTTTGGTCCAACACATGGGTGGCTTTGTTTAAAAGTGTCACAATCCTTTTGTAGAATCATTCCAAGGTTTTCACCAGTTACAACATCTATATCTTGACATATGTCTTCACTGTATTTAGGCATAATCACACCATTTTCTTCTTTATAAGCATATGCTTTATTATTGGTTGGACACCACGCACATATAGAAGCTTCGCCTGTCATATTATGACAATTGGTGACCTTATCACATACTGCTCTCTCTCGTCGTTTTTCACATCCTTCTTTAGTTTTCACCCAACCACCAGGACATACGTCTGTTTTTGGTCCATTTTCATCTCCGTAATAGAATTTGTCGTTGTAAAAACAATAGCCACAATTAGTGCCATCTAATTGGTCACAAGAAGTAATTTTTTTACATTTTTCAACCTCAATATCTACAGGTGCGTAATTTCCATCTGTTAGAGATATCTCTTCTTGGTTTATCAAATCTAATCTATCAGATACATTATTATATTTATAAAATTTATCTGCTTGTTGATTGGATGGAATTTGTCCTTGAATTCGTGCCCGAAAATATTTTTCTTCATCTCTTTCAAATGTTTGTGTGTCATCAAAACCTTCTTTATTTTTGTTTGTTTTATTTATATAATTGAATATCACAAATATAATTATTAGTGCTAAAATAATATATATACTATATTTCATAGTTCATATATTATAATCATAAAAAAATTACAATATTAATCAAATTTAACAGTTATTTCTACATGTTCCTTTTTAATGGATTTAATAGCCGAAATAGATAGTTCTTCTCTCTTCTTTCGTGTTTTTTTAGTTAAACTAGAAGATATATTTATATTACTTTTATTCTTAGAAGTGCTATTACGGCTATTCATATCTTTTTCGATATGAGTTATATTTTCTTCTATGTAATTCAAAATATTATTATCTAGAGCCCATTTAAAAAAATTAAGTTGCCCAATAGTTGTTTGTATATAATAATCATCACATGGGATATTAATGCGTTCCCACCGGCAGAACGGGTCGAACCTTTGTTTAGAATATGCTTTTAATTTAAGTTTATAATCAATATAAACCTTAAAACGTTTATTACTTCCTGATGATGTAACACAATCATATACTGTATGGAATTTCTTTGCGTAATTTGTGACAAACCAGTCGATTACCCTTATAGATAGTCCAGACTCTCCATTAATAATAGGTAATATTTTTTTTAGGTTATCGTTTTTACCAAAGAATGTTAATAAGTTATTTAAAAGCAATTGATTTTGCGTGCAATAAGAATTAGTATTTGACATATTCTTAAACATGTTGGTATATATTTAAATACTTTATTTGTATATATGTTACTTATAAAAAATTTTTATTATCCATAAATTTTTATTATCCAAAAACTTTTATTATAGTCATCCAAATTGTACTTTCACTTTATAGAACAAGTCATAGAACTCAAATAACACATTCTCGCCATTCCATCTATTGAATTCAACTATATATCTTGCTGGGATCCCGTCTTTAATATCTTGGGAATAAATGCATACCTCAAACATATAGAACCCATCTATATAACCTAATCCAGTGTCACCATTGTCTAAAGCTGTCGCATACTCTCTTTTTACAGTTTTTTTTCCAACAATGGAGAATTCGTCTTCTCCATCTATTAGCGCAACATCCAGTCCGGTAAGATAATCCTTTATATTTCCTAGTAGCGTAAGTGCGTTTTTACGCACGTCCTCAATCTTTACCGCCTCACTTGGGATGACAATGTGTTGTTTAGATAACAACATCGGAACTCTTGGGATGCGAAGTACGTTCTCTTTGGAAACGGTATCAATTGGATCTACATCATTTAGAATATTTATACCTGTTGCGATATGGAACGCAGGTTGTGCGTCCAGCCACGAGTCAGACATTTTAAATTTAGTTATTATGTGAATCGCTGATGATAAAGTATTGTATAATTTATGTGTTCATTATATTGGTGTGTTGTTATTCCTATTTAGATTTAATAAAATTGGTTCAATTTTTTTTTAAAATAAATAGGAAACTAATAATGAATTTTTTATGAAAATAAATTACTTAACATCTATAAAAATGCCATTAAATATTCATTAGAGAAGAATTTTATATATAGATGATTGAGTATACTTAAGTGGATATAAATATTATGATTATTTATTCGTAATTTATAAGAACAACCTGTCAATCTGTTTAAATACGTATGGACTTTTGAAGATATATTATGAAATATTTAAGTATAAATGATGTAAATAAAGAGGAATCATATGTAAAACTTTTGTGGTATAGATTAAATAAATAAGAATTAATCCATTTTTTTTATTACCATTTTCTTAGTAAATAAGAATTTATCATAATCTATACTTCCTCTCTTTAAATTACATGATAAACAAGATATTACACAATTCTCTCTATTATGACCCTGTTCGTTATCTATTCTATCAAGTGTCCATTGGTCTGGCTGTTTATTATTATTATATAATAAATATACATTTTTATTACAATAATAGCACTTTAATTTTGAAGTTAAAATCTTTTCATATAATGTATTTAAATCCATAAAATGATATTTATCAAAACATTTATTTTTTTTATCCTGTTGTCTATAACTATTTAATTTATTATTTATTTCTCTCTTTATAATATTGATATATTCATTTTTATTATTTTCTTCTTCAGAATTTGTAAATAAAATGCATATAATATCAAATTGTTTTTTTATGTTTAATATTTCATCATCAACAAGTGTATTTTTCTGTATTATATTTTTTTTAATATGAATACTTTTAGTATATTTGTCCATTAATATAGATAAATATAATATACAACGAAAAACGTTTAAACTAATATCACTATATATATATATACAAATGAACATGAATAACGCAATGAACATTACAGAAACTCATACAGAAGAAGTAAATAAAGAGGAATGTATTGAATTAAAGAATATTGAATATCAGACAATGTTATTAAATAAGAATTCATCTAGTAAAAATGAATTAAGACCAACTAATATTAATGAATATAGTTTAAATGATGTAAATA